ATCATCTGCACTATATACACTCTTCTCATAGAAATTCTCTTCAACAAAAGTTTTAAACTCCGGACTAGCAGCAAAAGCATCATTAAGATTACCATTAACAATAAAATCTAAAATATCTTCCGATTCAATATCCCATGCAAAATCAAGAGTAACACCAGTATCTTCTAAATAAGAAAGTACAACATCCGTTAATGCAGGACTATCATTTACTAAATCACGAACTACACTTCTAAAAGAATCCGTAGGAATAGAAGAACTCATCTTAGCTAAATCAGCATCTATTGCATTTAACCTAGCAATAATTAAAGGATCCAATCCCAAAGCAGAACCACTTGTTAATTGCTTAGACAATAAATCTAATCTTTCAATATCTTCTTGTGAAGTAATAGTTCCAAGAATACTTAAATTTTGTAATGTTTTTAATCTATCTACCTCGGCTCTAGTAAGACCTAATCCTTTATAGTTATAAAGATTATTCTTCATGTCATCAATTTCTTGATGAGCATCTCTCACTTTCTTTCTAATTTCAGCATCAGCGGTAATTCCATCTGGTTGGTTTGAGTTGTCAGTAACAAGTTTAACCATATCTGAAATCAACTGTCTTTGTTCAGAATCATCATCGATGTTCTTATTGGCCGCTATTAATGTTTCAAGCAATGAAGCTCTTTCAGTTAATAGTTTTTGTTTTTTATCAACTATAGAATTTTTTAAAGAAACTACTGTGTTTTGTTCTAACCATAAATCCATTTGTTTTTTGTATTCATCACTACCTAAAGGATTTCCAGAGTCAGTCACACTTTTAGAATGAGAGTTATAAGCTTCTTGAAAAACTTCAGGTATTTCATTAAATACAATAAACTTACTTTTTGCCTCGCTATATTCTTTTAATCTTTTTGAAACCTCTAAGTCAGAACCTGTCTTCATGGTTCCATCTAAGTTATGAAATGACTGAAGTAATTTATATTCATCCCACATATAATTTAATGCCGCGGTTCTATTAGACTCTTCTAAATTAACATTAGCATTAATGGCAGACATTATTTCAAAAATGGTTTCTCTTCTTTGTTTGGCATCTCTACCTATATCATCTTTAGTAAACAATTTATCTGCTTCATAGTATTCAGCAGAATATTGTTGATGCATGTATTTATTTTTCCAGTCTGCATATTTTTGAATAGCATCCATTAATTTTATCTCATCCGCATCACTATTTGTTTCAGAAAAAGTTTCTTGGGCTTGATTAACTGCAAATTGTTTAGATACTTTATCAGATTGCCAACCAATAAATTCTTGTAAAAATCCATGTTCTTCATGTTCAACAATTTCACCATCTACAATAGAAGCAACTTTGTTAACTTGACCTAACTCTCTTCCTACAGAACCTCTATTTTGAAAATTAACTTGATCAAAATATGGTTGTACTGCATCTAAATAGTTTTCAAACTTAGTTTTTGCATACACTTCATACTTAGCAATTTCACTTTGTATGTGTTGTTGTAAACCAAATACAGTTGCATCTGTGTTAAATGAAGCTGATTCTAGTAATCCATTAAAATAATTTGAATCAACTCCTTCATTAGATATAATATCTTTAAGCTTATCCTTAGTCATTTCCAGACCTTTCATCCATAAAGATTTAAGCTCTTTATATTCTTTATTGTTTACAGCTCCAGCATTTTTCATAATCATAAACTTTTCATACTGATCTTTAGTCATATTATGAAACTCTAACCAATGAGCATCTTGGTCAGCAGTAATTTGGCCTTTAAACACTTTAGTTATGTCAATGATTTTACCTGACTTTCTACTTGCTTCTTTATTAAACTTATCTTTAACTTTATTAGCAATAGGTTCAACCATTCCCCACAATTCATCAAGAACAGCTTCAGTTTTAACATCAAGCAAAGTTAATTGTGCTTTTTGCATTAATGTTGATAATGAATCTGTTAAATCAGTTAAATCATTTTTAGTACCAATACCCACATTATTAACTCTTACAAATGATAATCCTTTAACTACTGGATTCCAATTGTCAATAAATGTAGTATAATAATGAAGTGTATCAATTTGCTCTCTAGTAGTTAAACTTTTGATCTTTGGTATTTCTTCATTCATTACTTTCAACATTTCTTGAATGTTGTATAAGTTATTAGTCAAAGTTGTCAATCTTTCTGCAATAACATCTGCATGATTTATCAAAGCACCAGCATCATCTTTTTTAGAAATGGCAATAATCATATCGCTTGAAGTAGCAAGAGGACCTAACTCTTTTTTAATCTTTGCTAAAATACCTTGGTCATATTCTTTAACTAATAAATCAGCTAAGTTTTCTAAACCAGGCATTGTATCTTTATTTTCTTCAAGAGATGTTAATTGCACTGTTGCAGCATATACAGCATTGTTAATTAATTCTTGAACATCAGTAGCTTTTTTGCTTTTTAATGCAGTATTAAATGTATGATCAAAAGATGTGTATTCACGCATGTAATCAAATATCTCTTCATCAGTATATATTGCTGCATCCATTGCAACTTTATCTCCCTTAGATAGAATATCTGCAAGTTCGCGCATTGTAGTCATTGGACTCAAGTTTTGAATCTCTATTGACTTCCCTATTAACTTTCTTAATGCTTGTTTCACATTAAATAGAAACTCTTTAATCCAAGATGAAAATTCTTCTTTAGGAGAAGTCATCATAGTCGATGCAGTTAATGCTCGAACAAACACTTCTTCTTTAAGAGAGTCTTCTGATCTATTTTTGTATTTCTTAGTTACCTCATCTAATATGATTTTACCATCTTCAGTAGCAAGTAATCGATCATACAATGAATTAAATAGTTCAGGATTATCCTTCATCAACATTTTTACAAATGGATGTGAGAACTCATGTACTACAGACTGTGGAGTTAATCTACCAGTAATGAAATAAGCTTTACCATTGTGGAAAAAAGCAGGCTCATTGCTATAAATCTTACCTTTTTCATTGTGCAATTCCATTGCCTCTTCTTCAGTGATTATTTCATAACTAACCCCTAAAGCTTTAGATAGTTTTGTCAACCAGCGATTAACAGTTTTTTCAGTGTAGCTATATTCTTTTTCAGCATTGTCTTCTTTTAAGATTGACTCCGGAATATAATCTGCATTAAGTTTATCCAGTTTGTATCGAATAAACTCTGGTGAACCTACATCACCTGTTTCTAAATAATGTGCATGTACATCAGCCAATGTAACACCTAATTTTTGAAAGTCTTCAAGATTGATTTGATCATTTATACTACATGCTCCCATTATCTACAAATTCTATTAAAGTTATTTACTAAATCCTTACTAACAAAGTTATTGTTTTTCCATAGCATTTCATACAAAAGTTCATTAAATACTGCCATTGCTTCAGCAAGATCCTTTGCCATGTAATCATCTATTTCTGTTTGCGAATACACAGATCTTATTGCATTCACTTCACCCGCGCTGTATGTTCCAATCTTTTCAAATGTATTTAACACAGGCTCATTAACCTCTAGATTATCATTAAACAAAGATGTTTGAGGACTAGCAAAGTTATTTTCCAATTCCTTAACTGCTATGATGTCTTCACTATTCCTAAAGTCAAATGATACCACAGAGGAATTATCTTGAACTAAACCACTATAACCCTTTGAAGAAAGAAACTTATAGAAGTTTAGGTTATTTTCTTTTCCTGCTATACTTTGATCATTTGGATTATATGTTAAACCCAACTTATTAAAGAATAAGTTTTGTAATACAGTGTATCCTTCTTTGTTTTGTTCTGTATCTAAAAAATTAGCAGTAGATAAACCACCACTATTCTTATTAGATTCTTCAACAACTTTATAATGTTTTACATTGGTAGTAGTATCATAGTTTTCTGCATTATCAAGAACTACTTTTTTTACATTGTAATCATCTTTAACCTTTTGAACTTTTACAAACAAATCTCTATTAATATCAAAAGTCCAATTACCTTTTCGAGATTTGTTTCTTTCAAACAACATCTTTCCTTGAGCTTTTACTTGATATGTTCTTTCAGCAATTTTTGTTTTGGTTTCATTGTATTCATCAAAGTCTTTTAGATTCAATACTAAAAACTCTTCTTTATCAATGATACCATCCCTAGCCATTTCAGCTAGAGAACTATCTAATACACTACATACTGCACCCATAATACTTACTTATTAACAACCAATTTTATCATTATCATACTTACTTTTTTCAGCACCAACTGTAATACTTTTAGGATCAATCGGAGCAGTTTTTGTTACCATTACTAATTTAGTAGTTGGTCTTGAAACCGCAACATATAATGCTTGATTTTTTGCTTTTGGTGTACCTAAATTTGTATTACCTAAAATGTTGTCAAGCATTACATAAGTATTGGTATATGTAGAACCCTGTGCTTTATGTGCAGTAATTGCATAACCATATTGTAAATTACCAAATTCTTTTAACAAACCATAAGCCATTTGACCATCTGTTTTAAATAAAGCAGCTACATCTTGTCGAAATTTATTTATTGATGAATTTGCAATAACAGGTATGTCAAATAAATTAACACCTTCTTCATTTATTAAATCTAAATATTCAACATCATATTTAAAAGATTGAGTTCTATTACCTTTAGCTTCAGAATAAACAGTTATATTAAAATTAACATCAACTTTTTTAGTATTACTAACAACTATTAAATCTTCACCATTAGTAAAAACTGGAGATTCATCACCAAATGTATCATACGCCATCAATCTTTCTCCAGGCATAAACTGATTTTTAACAGCATCAAGACCATACAAAGCATTTCTAACTTTCATATTCAAATTTAAAACACTTTGTCCACTTGGATTTTTTTCATTGTTAAATGTTATAATTTTAGCAAAATTAGGATCATTGCTGTTTTTAACATCATCTACAAATTGATTTATAGCATTTGCTTCATTCTGTTCCCAAAGTAATTCGGAACCAGATACAGAATCTTTTGCATTAACCATCATATCAGAAGTAATAACATTTACTTGTGGATCTTTACTTTTTACATTATCTGAAACAACAGTTCCAATTCCAATAATTGGAGATGTAGCTGCTTGTCGCATCTTTTCAGTTAGTAGGTAATGATTTGAATAACCAAATACTTTACTATCGGAACTTTGTCCAACTGGAGGAAGCTGTGCTCTATCTCCCATGTAAATAATTTTAGCTCCTTTTTTCTTCCATTGATTGATTTCAGCAATCATATCATCTTTAAGCATAGACGATTCATCAATTATAACAAAGTCTGCTTTAAGCATTGGAACCCATCCTAGTTTTCTTTTTTTTATATTTGGTTTAAATTCACCAGTTGCCTCATCTAATTTAATTGCTAAAGCTGCATCTAATGTTATGGTATTGATTTTGTCTTTACTAAATTTTCTATCTCTATTTAAAGAATTATCCAACACTTTTTTTGCTTTGTGAGTAGGTCCAATTGCTAACACAGTACCTTTACTTTCTAATTCAGCAACAAGATTTTTAATAAGAGTAGTCTTACCTGTTCCTCCAGCACCTTCCAATACAAATTCAGACTCATTAGAACTAATGAAATCATACAGCTTATCAATAGCTTCACTTTGTCCTTGGTTAGCAAACACACCTGGAAATAACTCATATCTATTTACTTGAGGTTTATTACCAGAAATTGGTTCTACATTAACAGGGGTAGGTTCAGTTCTAAATGGTTTACCATTTTGTGGATCTACATTTGGATTCTCATTGTATTTAGCTAATAGTTTGTTTTTATCTGCAGGTTTACCTTTGTATCCAACAACATCAACACCTACACCATCTTTGATTACAATAGCATAAGGTTTACCATAGTATTGATAACTATCAGTAGTTGTTTGAGAAGTAGTTGTTTCTGATTTACTAATAACTTTAGGTGTATCGCCTGTGTTATCAATACCAATTTCAGCAAGTTTTGTATTAAGATATTCCCATATTTTTGGAGCAGTATCTTTCATGTTAGAAATTTCACCTTTACCAAAAGGTTTTTCAGCACTAAATTTAACTCCTTTAAAATAACCTTCTCCAATAAAAGATTTTATTCTACGAATTTCACGATCAATTTCTTTTTTAAACTCATCAAATTTTTCATCAGTCCATTGAGTTCTTTTGTCATCAACCATTGTTGTTATTGGAAATGCATTAGCCAACCCTCTAATTACAGCTTGAGTTTTACCAGGAAATTTTTTATCTGTTCCATAAGTACTAGCATACCAACCAGTAGGTCCTACTAAATTAGGACCAGAAGTTCTAGCTGCATTATCTGTAAATAAATAAGCATACTCATTATCTTTTGTAACAGACTCTCTAGTAAATCTTTGCGATTCAGTTAAAGCTATTGCTGTTACAGGTCTGCTTACTAATTCAAATTCAATAGCATAAGGATAATTGTCAACATGGTTATCAGTTACAGATTTCACCCAACCTTCTTTTTCCCATGTAGCATCTTGATATTCTTGTGTAAAAGGAACAACTTTAGTAATTCTAGTATAAGCTCTACCAGTTTTTTTATCAGTCATTCTTATTACCTTACCTACAAGATCTTCAATTTTAGAAAGATTATAGTCTTTCATCATTCTTTCTATATCAGTTTTAGCTCTAGTAGTTCTAGTTCTATCACCTGAAAGAATAAGTTGCATAGTTGATCTATCTTTAAATTTAGATTGCATTTGTCTACCTCCATCTCCATCTTTAAAGTTTTGTTGAATAGGTGTTAATTCATCAGCTGCATCAAATTCATTAACACTAGTAGATGATTGAGTAGGTTGTGCAAATGTTTCTTCATATACCTCTTTAATAGCTTGTTTAGCAGCTGCTTCTTTTGCAGCACCTAAATATTCTTTTCTAGGTTTCCATTCACCAGTTTTTTTATCTTTTGTGTTATAATTTTCAATATCTCTTGAACCAACACCAGCAAAATTCTTAGTCAAAGTTGGTGTTTCTGTAACTTCAAAAGTATCTCCATTATATTTATACCAACCTTCAGTAACAATATCCCAAACATAAGTTGGTTTATTCATTTCTATACCAAGTTGTACAGCAGTATTAGTACCTCCAAGAACAGCTGTTTTATCTGAAAATAGTTTAGCAACAGCAAATACAGCATCTGCATTAGCTACTTGATAATAATTTCTAACTTGTAGATTACCTTCTAAGGTATCAGGATATTTTTCTCCAAGTAATCTTTCTACTTCAGTTCTTGCAGTATCCATTTGTTCTTTAGTAAGAACTGTAGCTGTTACTTTAGCATTTTTAAGTTTTTGAGAAAGGTTTGCATTACCTGCATCTTTATAATGCATATGTTTAGTAACTCCAAACTCTCTACCTATCATATCCCAAAAGGTATCTCCACCATAAGCACCACCAGAATGATTAGTATAATCAGATGGATTAACACTAGTAGATAGTTGAGTAGTGGAACCTGCAGGTTTCTCAACAGCTCTTCCTACAGGATTAACATCCGGAGTATGTCTTAAAGTAATACTATATCTAATACCTGCCTGACCACTATTTTTTTCAATTCCATGTTTATATTTAATTTGGGAATCTTTACCCATTACTAATACATGTCCTTGCTTAGTAGGTATACCAACTTTCTCATTAGCATAGGGAGTGTTTGACATTCCTTCTAATCTAAATATTCTTTCAGCACCAAGCGATAATGTAAGCACAGTTGGATTAATATTTTCTTTACCAACCAAGTTAGGTTCTGCATCAGTATGCATTCCTAAACCTTGCTCAAGACCTGTATATCGATTAATTAAAGCAGTGTCAAAGTATCCTGGAATAACTCCCATTCTTTTTTCTAATTCTCTAACAGTTTTATCTAACCAAGATGGTAATGGTGCTGCTGCTTTTGTTATTGTAGAATATTTATATTCAATAGGACCAAAGTAAATTGATTTTGTATTTGCAAAATTTGGAATACCTTGTGCTGGATCAGCTAATACTTTAGGAAACTCTCTATCCATGATTTCGAACAACTTGTCTGATTCAACTTTATTGAATACTTCTCCATCAAAAATTTCAGCTCCTGTTATTTCTTGAACTCTTTTAAATCCAGATAATGTTCCTGCACTAAGAAAACCTGAAGATGTAGTAAGTACTGCATTTTTTTGTTGAGGACTTGTTGCAACAGCATTAATTTGTACAAGACTTTTTCTTGCAGTCATCAATGCTCTAGCATACATGTTGTTTAATTTATTTGAAACAGTTCCTTGCAGTAATGCTGCATCCTGTGTATTTACTAATAAATTTTTAAAATCTTTATCTTTTTCAATAACTTTTCCAACAACATATTTATAAGCAGACTCAATTGCAACATTGTCAATTACATTTGCTCTAATAAAGTCAGACCAAGTAGCATTCGGTAAAGATTTATGTGCTTGATATTTTTCTTCTAAACCATATTTATCTGAAAGTTGTTTTGATACTAACTGGTCAATAGAAACTTTTACAACTTCATTTTTATTTGATGAAGAAAGTAATGAGTCATCTTTAATAGAAAAAGTACTTTGTGTATTATACAATCCAGATACAGCCATTGAATCAACTTTAGACATAGCATAATACAAACCATTACCACTTAACATTGGATGTTTTTTATAACCCAATGATTCCAAATGTTCAATGATAAGTTCATTAGCACCTGGTTTCATTTCAATATTAAATGTAAGATTGTTGTCATGATTTAATCCATCTAAATGTTGTTTGTACTTTTTAAAGTATTCTTTAACAAATTTTGGATCAGTTATTTCTGAAGAAGAATTAATGTAAGCAGTAGAATAAAGACCTAAATCAGCATTGATAGCAGTTTCACCAAGTCCAGTAAAATAGTCAAACTGTCTAGTAGTATCTTCTGTTTCACCAACAGCTGAATATGGCATAATTATAGCACTATTTGCATATCTAGCCATTGCAATCTCTATCTTTCTAACACCTTCTAAATAAGATAAATCAAATTTATTTGTATATTGAATAGTATTATCAAAATAAGAATCATTCTCATAAGAGCCTCCTCTTTTATTTTGCAATTGTCTTTTACTATAGTTTTCATGATAATTAAGAGCAGTGTATAAATTAAGAACAGAATAATTTACAGCTTCACCAGATCCTATTTTATTTAAACTTTCTAATATTGAATCATATTGATTACCGATTACATTTGAAATGTGAGCAGGATCAATAATTTCAGTTACATTAAATTGACCAGCAGTTCTAATTCCAGATTGCAACACAGCAAAGTGATCAAACTGTTCGAACAATTCTTGAACCTCTGGAATTTCACCATAAGCTTTAAGAATTTCCAATTCCTGTCTGTATATTTTTGAATAACCTGTTTCTTTAATATTTGCTAATGAGATATTATGAGAATACTTATTATAGTTATGTCTAATGTCTTCTAAGAAATTAAATTTTCCTATTAGTTCTCCATGCTCACTTGCAACTTCTAGCAATCTTTTAGCATAAGAAAATGGACCATGCATTAATGTTTCTCTATTTCCAGAAGCAAGTAATGCTTTAGATTCTAAAGCCGCTGTTAAAATTAAATCTTCATACTCTTCAGCAGAAATTTCTTTACCTTCAATTGTTTCTTCATTAATACCTACATCACTCAAAGCTTTTTTAGCCAAAATGTAATGCATGCTATCTTTAGGAAGATCCATAAAATCTATTTTTCCATATTCAGCTAAGAATTTTAATGCAGCATTTTTAGAACCAAATTTATGAGGCAATGCATTAAGAACATTAAATCCAAAAGCCAACTCATTTAAGAAAGTTGGATTGTATCTTAACTCACCATCTTTGTAATCATACTTATCTACAGACTCATCTTCAACTAAAGCAATATCATTATAAGTATTATCAGTAATTCGATTGCTTTCATTTTGATATAAGTACCAAATAAAATCTTCTTGGAATTGGTTAATGTTATCTTCAGGAAAAATACCAGCTTTAAAAGCAATATCTGATTTTTTATCAGCAATAGCAGATAAAGCTTTATTATTTTTTAATGCAGAGAAATTAGAAAATAATTTTAAAATCAATTTAGAAGAAGCAAACTTACCAACAATAGTAGAATCAACTCTTTTTAAAATGTCAACAGGCAATGCTGGATTTGACTTAACTAAAGAATCTAATTTTTTTTGTTTATCTCTAACTTCATTTAACTTGCTTGATGCTTTTGTATCAAATGTTGTAGCTGTTGTTAAACTTGTTATTTGATTTGCAATATTTTCATAAGCAATAAATTTATTTAATAAATCAAATTGAACTTCATCTGATATTGGAATAGCTTTTCCAGGTTCAGCAAAAGAATTTTTAATAGCCGCAGTATTAATTGGAGAATTATCATTGATTGATAACTTCATAACTTTACCTAAGTTTTGTACTAAATCAACATTAGTATAAAGTTCTTTTGTTTTTGAGTCTATATCCAAACCATTAACTACAGATTTATAAGCATCAATATCTTCATACTTAATTAAAGCATCAAAAGTATTTCTATCAAAAGTTGCATTTTGATTTAATACATGTAATGCACCTTGTTGAACTCTTTTAGCTTCTAAGTAGTTTCGAATAGCAGGTACAGATACAAAATTAACCGCATCTTCTACAGGAACACCCGCCATAAATAAATACAACAATGTTGGAGTTGCTTCTTTGTTACCTTGGATATTAAAAATCCAACCACCTTTTGCAACATCCACCCAACCATTAATCATTTGTCCTAAAATATCAGGAATGTATTCACCAGCTTTGTTTTTTAATGCAGCTAAGTCAATTACTTTTTTTCCATTAATAATTTTAGAATTAAAACTTGGAAAGTGTAAGTTGTAATTTTTATATGAAAATGCTAAATCTTTTTCTATTTTACCTACATTTTTAGCATCTTCTTTTAGAGCAGCAATAATCTCATTATAATCTTCTAATGTCAAGATGTTTGAATCTATGTTAGTGTACATACCCATTCGAGTAAACATAGAGAAATACTTGTTTATTACAGCACCAATTCCTAATGTATCTTTACCAACAGAGTTTTCAATTTGTTTGTTTCTATTGTAAGATGGATCAAAAATCATAGAAGATGAAATCTTAGTTCTAATAGTTTCTTTATCATGAACAGATTGATATTTATTAAATGGAGAAACATGAGATTCTAATTCTTTTGCAATTCCATCTACCAAGTTTGTATCATTTGGTCTTACTAAATCGGCATAGTTATCTTCTCTTTCAAGTCTTTCAACTATAACATCAATAAGATTATTCTCTAAACCTTTAATCGATTGACCATCTTTTTTAATTTGCAAGTCTGCTAATTCAGATTTCATTGCTTCAAGTTCTCCAAACAAAGCAGACTTTTGTCCTAAAGCATCATACACAGAATCTATAATTGCATTTAAAGCTGCAACTTCTTTTTCATTTTCAGCAAGTGCCTTTTTTTCTTTGGTTGTTAATTTACCTGAAGTAGTTTTAATTGCTTCTTTAAGTAGTTTTCTATTTTCTTTTATTTCAGATAAGACTTGTTTTTGCTCTAATGTATCTTGATTTGCTTCGATGTAATCAAACACTTCTTTTCTTTTATTAGAAATGTTTTCTTTTAATGTAGAGATCTTAGAGTTTAACTCATTGATGTCTTCTTTAGGAAGAGCTTTGATCTTCTTAACTTCACCATTGTATAGTCCAAGATTGGCCATCATTGTGAATAATTTATCCACATCATAATCGGCTCCAGACTTAGCAACAATTTCAGAAGGTAGAATAATAACATTACCTGCAATTTTTGGTAAGAATGAATGTATCTCCATAAATTCAACAGAGTTCATCGCTTGACCAGGTATCCTACAGGTAGTCATGATAAATAAATCCATGTTTTCTTTTTTCCAAACAGGATCAACCATCAAAGCATTCAATTTATCTAAAGTTGAATCATAATCTAATGTTTTTACTTTAGTTCCATCTTTACTTGTTTTAGTAATGTATGTAGCAATAGACTTACCATCTTTACCTTTTATGTATAAAAGCTTTTCAAAGTCACCTTGCAATGCAATTTTAACTTGCATCGCTTTGATCTTTCCATCTTTTCTATAGTAACTTCTTAAACCATTAGTACCATACTCTAATTGCTCTTCAGTAGTAGCTTTTTTCCATTGTGAACCTTTTTTCTCACTCATAGTAGAAGCCATCTGAATAAGACCTTCACCATTAACTTTCATCTTAGTTAATCTTTTATCAATCAAAGACACAAGCATTTTAGATACTTGTCCTTCAGTTAATGCAAGAGAGATGTCATTTTTAAGAGCACTGTTGTTAAATAAGAAATCAATTTGAGCATCATCAATTTCACTTCTTGTCAACTCACTTCTAATTAAATTAGCAAGTTTTTCAGAACTTCTTGAGATGTCAGCTTCTTCAGTAATACCAAGTTCATTAAACAACTCTTGTTTTTTAAACTCAACTATGTCTTCTATTGTTTTTTCATACTTAACTAACCACTGATAGTCATTAGACTTTAACTTTTCAGTTTCAGACATTTCCTCCCATTTACTTTGAAAATCTTTTTTATCAAACTCTTGCAATTCAAACATTGCAGAAACATCTTTAGGAACCCCATTATCCATTAATCCAGCATACAAGATTGCTCTCATTTGAGTAGGTAATGTAATCTTACCTTTATACTCATTATGTATCTTGATTTGGTTTTTCAAATACTTAACATGAATAATGTTTGGTGTAAATTTGAAAGTAGGATCTGTAGTAGTTTCTCTAGTTTCTTTATTGTAGTAATCATCATTAGGTGATTCTGATTCAGAATTAGATACAGATGTAAGTTTAGAACCAGATGCAAAAGTCATATAGTCAATCCCCTGCTCCATCATTTTATCATGAAGATCTTCTAACTTAGTTCCTTTAATCATGTTAGGAATTAATGGAATAAGATTGAATTTATGAAAAGCCATACCAGGTAAACCATCAGTTTTAACTGGACCAAAATGTTGTAACTTCATTGATTCAAAGAACTCATTTACTCTAGTCTGATCAAATGCAACTCCATTAACAATGTTGTTATACATTGCTTCTTTAACTGGCGACCATAAACCTTGAGATATAGAAAGCATTCTGTAGAAGTCAAAAGAAATAAATCCTTGACCATCTGCTTCATTCATATTATTGTAAGGACCTAATGAATTTTTGATGTCTTCTGCTAACTCATCTAAGTAAATAGAATTAACTTTATGGTCATTGATAATTGCAGTTACAACTGTACCATCATATGACCTAAATTCTTTTTCAGGTTTTATATTTCCAGACTTAACTCTTGATTGAGCATAGTTTCTACTTTTATTATTTTCAACAACATCTCCACTTTTAAATGGAAGTGTATTTAATGTTTGTAACATTGATGTGTCATGTCTAAAACCTTCACCTGTTGAAATAATACCTGCAATCCTTTTATGGAAATCTTCTTTGCTAACATCATATAATGCTGGATCACCTAAAAACATTGTAGTAAAATTCAAATAGTTTAAGAATTGATTTCTTTCAAACATTGAAATCAATATCTCTTTAGATTCATCAACAGAAAGTTTTGTTTTAGCATTACCGCTAATCTCTGTTCGAACTCCTTCTGCTAAATAAAAAGTATCTTTTTTATTCTTTAAAGTGTTATCAGTTTTTTCTTTAAAATACTGGTTAATCTCTTTTGTAATAACAGATTTAGATTTTTCAACTTCTTTTAAAACTTCATCAAAGTTAGTTGAATTGATTTCTTTTAGTTTACCCTTAGTTTCATTTGTAAGCAAAGCATCAAAGATAAAAAACTCTTGACCTCTTGCTTTGTAATTCTTATCTATGTTACCTGTCGCGCTTTTTAAAGTATTAATCCTAACTATTTCTGCAGCAATATATTTCTTTAAAGCAGAATACATTTTATTATTTGTATCTGCCTGTGTCTTGATTGCTTTAGCATCAGTAACATCAAATATAGGTTTAGCATTATTTAAACCAAAGTGAAATGAAGATGACTTATCAGCCATCCTTGGAGCTTCTGCTTTACCATAGTAACTTAAATAAACATCAGTAATAAACTTTGAATTTTCATCCAAAGACATATTGCTTAAACCTCTTTCAACTAATGATTCATATTCATTTTCACCAATAAGTTTTTGAAAGTATTTAGTACCAGAAAAGTTTTCATATTCTATTGCTACATTTCCTTGCTTGGTACTTTGTTTCTTACCATTTTCATCAAACAATTCATTCAACCATGTATTTGCTTTTTTAAATGGATCAAGATTACCATCTAAGTGTTCAAAAGCATTGTCCTTAGTTAACTCTTGTAATGTTTGCGCATTATTAATACCATTGATTTGATGAGTAATAGAACTATTTAAAACCAATTCCGAAGCTGTTTCACCTTCAGCATTAGTACCCATAAATGAATTATAGTTGTTAGAGTATTTGAACTCAACTTCCTGCAATGTCTTATAAAAACCACCAAGCCCTTTTACTTTTTCATAAGTTTCATTACCCTGCTCATCAGTATTTTTAACACTGTAATCTTTAATTAAATCAGTAATACTATTGATCCTTTTATCAAAGTCTGTTGTTTTTATAGAAGAATCATTTCTTAATCTATTAATAAAATCATCAAGCAATCCACCAGGAATTCCAGAGTCTTTATCGCCTTTAAATAATACTTTATTTACTTCAGCAGTATCAGTAAGATTAACACCAATAGCATTAAACTTTTGTGCAATACTTGCTTTTGGATTTGCTTCTAACCACTCTAATGCTTTTTTAACATTAAGATATGGACCATGAATATCTACTTCAATATTTGGACTTAATTCAAATGCAGTATTCCAGTTATTTCTAACTTGAGATGTCGAACTTGAAACAGAACCATATTTAAGATTAATTCCAATTTCTTTACCATCATTTACTCTTTCAAACAAAAGTTGTTTAAGAGGCATATTTGATTTACTGAAAGTCTGGAAAAATTTACTCCATAATATTTGAGAACCTAAATGTATTGGGAGTTCCCCATTTACCAAAGGCATTCTTTTAAGAACTTCTTGAATGATTGGATCTTTAGAATCTCTCAATACAGCAAACATTGTATCTGGATTTGCAGATGACATTGTTTGTTTAGCAACTATCGATAATACTTTTACTTTATTGCTTAATAGATGTACACCCAAAGCATTTGTTACCTTCTCTCCTTTTTCATTAAAATCAGGAACAGTACTTAACAACATTAATATTTCTTTGTCCGCATATTCCTCTAAAGAAATATCTTTTCTTTCTTTAAATGGATCTGTTTCATCTCTTTCAGTATCTTCTTCTGCAATACTCTTCAACCCTTGTTGAGTAATAAATAACCCAGAAGAAATATGAGCACCAATGACACCAGTATTAGCACCAGTTTCACTAACATTTTTTTCAATATCTTCTAAGTTACCAAACTCTGCAATAGAAAAAGTTAATGCTTCAACTTGTTTTGCAACTTGAGCAATCTTCATTTTTTGTGCAGCATCTGGATTACTAACCTTAGATAAAGATTCTTGAATTTTTAATTGATTTTCTTTTATCTCAATCAGTTTAAGTTTAGCATGTTTGTACAATGGTGTGATGTCATCAAGTGTAGTAATTTTCATATTACCATTCTTGATTTTTTCAGAGTATGCTTCATTTACCAATGTATTAACTGTATCTACAATTAATTTACTTTGAGCTGCATCTAACTTACCATTCTTAGGATCACTAAATGCAGTAATAGAAGCATTCATTCTACCCCAAAACATATTAGCTTCAGGATTGTATTTAGTAAAATCAACTTTGTTATCAACTAAGTCTTTGAAGTATTTATCAGTAAGTGTTTTTCTCTTAAAGATTTTTGTAATAGCATCAAGTAAATTCTTAAAGAATTTTTGAAGCATGTTACCTTTAGGAGAAATCTTATTTGTTGCATAAGCTCTAAACTTTTCCGCTAAGAATTCCTCTACAGCTTTATCATTCTTGAAATTCTCATTTGGGTATGATTTTTTAACTTCAAAGTAAAGTTTATTCTTTTGTTCTTTAGTCAATATACCTTGTGTAAAAGCATGCCATGCTTCATGGTATATCAATGTATTATTAGAACCTTTGTATAATGTTATACCACTTGTAAACCATTGTGCTAATGCATGTGGATGTTTCTTATCACTAAAATCTAAATCCAATTCACTTTTCATGTCATGAGCTTTAAACCAACTTAGTGCAGCAGCTTCTGCTTTTTCAGTAACAGTTTCTAATTCAATTGTATTTGATGCAAGTACATCATCATCAGCATAATCATCAAACTCTTCAAATGTTGGAGGAGTTGGTTTAATATCTTCCGCAGGTGCAACTTCATCAGCAGTTTCAACCTCAACTTCTTTTTCAGCAGTTACAGGAACAGCAGTGCTAACTGAAAAACCAATTCGAGGATGATACAATCTTAATTCATTAGCGGTACTTGTTTCAGCAAGAGTGTAACTATTATTCATAATATGTGCATTATGAGTAATAGGTGTAAGAACTAAAGCATTACCTTCCATTCTAAAAGTATTTCCAGCTTTAATCTTAAAAGAGAAATTAGGTTTTCCTACAGTATGAAGTTTACCACTAGCTGTTCTAAATAAATCATTTTTAGATTTAGCTTCAGCAATATCAGTAACAATATTTTTCTTTTCTGTTTTTCCTGTATATTCTTTTTTCTGTACTGATAATTTTGTAAAATGATTAGTCAATGCTTCTGCTAAACCTTCATCAAATAACTTAAATGCTTTATCAACAATTATAATTTTACCATCTGGTTTAAATTTAATTGGTGAATCTGAAGCAACATTTACATACTTTTTAAACAAATCCATTCTTTGTTCAGGAGTCTGCACAGCATCATCAACAGTAAGTTCAGGATTAGTAAGTAATTCAATTAAAGATTTTACAATATCTGGACTTGTATCTAATGAAGATGGATAAAGAGAAACAGGAGTTGTATGTAAAGTATGACTAGTTAATGCATAAAACTGAAACAATAGTTTTCCATTTTCATTATGTTCTTCCTTTGTTATAACTTCAAATTGATTGTAATCTTTTACACTAGTTATTTTAGTTTCTTTACCTGAATCTTGATTTATGTAACCAAAATTAGAATTTTCAAGATTGACATCCAATAAGAAACCTTCTGCTTTATTTTGGTTAGCTTTCTTATTAATGTCATTTAAAATCTGTAGTTCATTTGCTAATTGCTCAAAAGCCATTCGCATAGCTTTACCAGGTTCTAAATCTTTATTGTTAAATTCAATAGCTCTTGCTAATTTTTCTTGAACTTTTCTAATTCTTAAATTAGCATCTGTAGCCTTAAATCCTTTTTGTTCATTAAAAGGTTTTTTAAAATCATATCCTTCAAATAAAGCATCTGGATTATTTGTATATGTAGAAAATATAAAAACCTTACCTTCTTTAGATATGATTTTTCCATCTTTATCAGTCATTAAAAAAACTAATGCTTCAGGACTAGTAACAGAATCTCCAACAAGATTTCTTTCTAATTCTAAGCCAGCACTTTCAATTAATTTTCTTGCAGCACCAAGTTTAATAGCTAATACTTTATGTTCAGCATTTGCCATAATATCAGTTAACACTTCTCTAACAAAAGCAAATGCTTCTGCTTTACTTGGATCTACTGTTCTTACCTCTCCTGTAAACTCTGGAGTTTGGTTTGTTAAAACTTCGACATGTGATGGATTGAACTTAGAAAAATCTACAAAATTTTCTTCTTCAGTTTCAATTGGATTTTCTTCAACATCAATTGTATCTACAATTAATTTTTGATAACCTTTTATTAAATCACTAACAGCTTTTGTGCTGTTCATAGCAGTCATAGTTTTTGCTAAGTCTGCCTCAATGTTAAGACCTGGAAAACTTCCATTTAAAGCAATAGGAAGAAACAACATATGCTGTACTACCAAATCAATATTTGATTGATTGTTAGCATCACCAGACTTCATTAAAGCAGCATTGTACATTCTCTTGTACAACTGATCTTTTGATTGAATGGTTTTAGTGTTTATTAATTTTGCTTGAGATTTAAAAAGTTTTACAAAATCTTTTATTGACTGTTCATTAATACATACATTCATTATTTACAAGCTTTAAAGTGTTCTAAAATATCTTCATCGGTTACTTCCTCATCTGCAATTGCAAATGATTGAGTTGTAAATTTAGACAAAATACTTGACAAGTCATCAAGATTATTTTGATCTAAAGCACTAACAATTTCATCTTGTTTCAAGTTGAAATCATTGATAACTTTTTTTACATCGGTATTGAATTGTTTAGAATTCAGCTCAACTTTATTTTCAATTATGCTGTTAAAATCAACAACTTCAATCGAACCTATTTTTGAGCTTGGTGAAATTGTATTCACTTTTGAAACTTTTACAATTCTACCATCAGTAAGTAAAAGTTTATCCCCTACAGATAATGTACTAAAATCTTTTTGATTAGCCAAATCTATCTTAGCTTGATTGAATATATTTTGTATGAATGGTAAATGAATATCATTAATCTCATTCAATGTAACACCTAACTTAGTAGTAGCATACTTAACTAATTCTTCATACACATCTACTAAACCTGATTCAGTTTTTATTCCAGTAAATCTATTTTTTAAAAAATCAGTTATTCCAGATTGTACTTGATTTTCAACTTTAAGTTTATTCAAAGCTTTTTGTTCTGCTACATATTGTGCTTTAGTAATTTCATTCTTTACTATATGCATCTTAACTGCTTTAGATAATCGCTTGATGTCAGTAGGAGTATATCCTAATTCTTTCAGTTTAGAATCTTGTGTAGCAAAAATTGGTTCATTGTTATCTACTACATCTGCAGCTGCATTTAGGATTTCTTCTTCAGTTGGTTCTTTAGGAAGAGTGGATTTAGCTGTAGTATCATAATCAGTTATAGCTACATTGCCTAAAAATCTATCACCTGAATACACTTGAATTACATTATCTAGATCTTTTTTACCTGGTCTTTTTAACACAGGAACCAATTTTAATGTAACAGGTTTACCAAAGTCTTCTGCTTTAATCGCTGTATTATGATCAAAAATAATAACTTTTTCACCATCTACTTCTATTACAAAACCAGTAGAACTACTTGGAGTTTTACCAGTCAACTTTGCTTTTATTGATTTACCACTAGTAAGTTTATCAACTATCTTTTCATGCATAGATTGATTTCTTCCTACAGGTTGTTCAGCAGGTTTAATATCTTCTAAAGCAATACTTAAAACACCATCTGTAAAGTATCCAATATTTAAACTAGATGGTAGTTGTCTTTTTGCAACATCATCTATAAAGTTTTCTTCTAAGTAGTTTTCTAGTTTATCTTGTAAACTTTTACCTGGAGCACTTTCAAGAGTAGCTCTATCAATACTTCCTATAAATAAATCTAAATATCCTCTATGAGGAGACTTACCTTCAGCTAAATCAAATAATAGTTGCTTTAATTGTTCTTTATTAACAATTCCTGTAGTAGAACTTACTCCAGCAGGCATTTTCAAACTATCATTAAAAATGTTTTTAGCATTTCCTTCTGAAGTTACATGAGTTATAAATAATAAATTATCAGGTAAATTATTTATTATTCTTTCTATATCAGCTTTAGTATCTGTAGTAGTAGGGTTATCTCCTACACCACTATCTACTTTTTTTTCAGTTTCAGTTTTTTCTTGAACAACTGGAGTATTTTTTTTAATAATACTTTCAGCAATAGGAATTAAAGCATCAACCATTTCCTTAGTTGTTGTAGGATTCTTATAAGAAGTTCTATTTTCAGAAAGTTGTTTTGCTTTTTTAATCAAAGGTTCAGCAACTTCAGAAGCAGACATTCCATCTGGTAATGCAATTACAATAGCTGTATATACAGATGGTCTATTAGAACCAGTTGAATCTGATTTTTGAATTGGTATTTTAACATCTACATATCTAACACCATTGCTATTAAAAGTTTCATCATAAGTATAGTTGTGTAATTTTTTTTGATTTCTTATATCCACAGTGGACATATCATTTGTTTTATTATCAGAACTATATTTAATACCAAATCCACCTTGTCCATCATAAGCTCTCCATTCAAAAACAGAGTTATCTTGTTTTGTATTTTTAACTCTATCCAAAAACATTTCAAAAGCTCTTTTAGATATTTCTTCTTTAGTTGGAGCTTTTGCTTTTCTAAATAATTTTTTATTTGCTGTTGCTTCTTTTTCTAATTCTTCTTTTGCAAGTTTTTCTAAAAAAGCTTTTGGAGAATGTATTCCAGTTCTAAAACTATCTTGGAAATATAATTTTTTTAATGCTTCCTCATCAGTTCTTAAAAACTCTTCTGCTTGAGATGTAGTTTCTTGTGATTGATTAACAGGTTCAACTGTTTCTACAGGTTTAGTTTGTGCACCAGAGAACAATGAGTCTTCTGCAGTTTTAAGATATGCATCAATGTTTTTAAATGTAGTACTTTCATACTTATTGAATTTAGGATTCTCACCTTTCCAATTTGTTTTAACAAACCAACCATCTTTTGCAAAACTAAATAATGGTGTCCATTCTCCTTTTGAAGCAGCACCTGTACCAAGTCCAGTAGATTTATATACTAAAAATCTTTTACCATCAGCAAATACATCTACAATTAATCTTCCAGCAACTTGAGTTCGAAAACTACCTATTGTCCATTCTGAATTATTTGCATCTAAACTTTGACCAAACTCATAAAGATCTTGAATTTCTTTTGAAATAGCCAGTTTATTACCATCATATCCAGAAATTTCTTGATTAACCCATTCATCAAATATATCAGGTCTATCAGATTGATCATCAACTACTACAACATCAGTATTAGCACCTATTGATTTTGGTTGCTTTGGATTTTCTTTTTGATTTGTTTCACTACTAACTGTATCGCTTGTTCCCTCTCCTGTGGTGTCAATAGGGATTGTTTCTTCACTAGTTTCTTCATCGGATTCAATTATTATATTTTCATCTATTAATTCATCTATTACTTTTTCTTCAAGAGTTACTTCAGGACTTGTTAAAACTTCATCTGTAAGAGCTTGTTCAACTTGTCCTGGAGTCATAGCATCAACTTCATCAGAAGTGTAACCTTTGCCCGCTAAATTAGCTTTAGTTTCATCATCTAATACTTCACTATTAGTTTGCATTGGTTCATTTACTAATGCATCATAAGCATTAATAATTTCAGTACCATAATCATCAACCCAACTTTTAAATTTAGGTGTAATATTTGTATCTGACAACTCATTAATTTTTGCATCAGCTATTACATCACCATCTTTAATAGCTTGTTTATATCCATCAATAAGTTGATTTAATAAAGCTTTAGGATAACTGGCAATCTCTGCATTCGGATCAAAACTTTCTAAATCTTCTGCAGGTAAAGGTTCAACAGCAATTTCTTCAGGAGTAGTTTCTGGAGTTACTTCTGGAGTATCTTCTTCTTCAACCAAACTGTCATCTTGTTGTGGAGTATTTAATTGACTAGGATCAATCTTAGCTTGAACTACAGATACAATACTATTGTAAACAGAATTTGATACATCTACTGTTCTACCTAATAAGTTTGATAAAGCATCAATCAAGTCTGTCCAAATTGTACTTTCTTTTTTAGGAGCTTTTACTCTAGCAAGCAATGTTTGAAAAGTTTGATTGCCAAAAGATTCTTTAATAAAATCTAATTCTGAATCAAATGCTTTCCAGTTATCTTTGATTTGTTCAGAAGGCTTATCTTTATTTTTTTCATTTTCAGACTTAATATAAGCCATAGTTGCTTCTTTCAAAGATTTTACTTCGGCATTAAAAACTGGATCATTCTTTAAAGCATCTGTAGTCAATCTTTCTAATTCATTTTTAAGAATCAATTCTTCAATTGAGAAAACACTATTTGTAAAGTTACTTGCAGCATATCTACCATCAATGATACTTACACCACCTTTAAATTTATTTGGTCTAGAAGAGTTATCTACAAATGAAACTTTAGCATTCTCATCAACTAATCTCTTTAAAATTTTAGCTAAATCTTTTTCAGCTTTAGTAGAACTTTTGCTTGCAATAATAGTATCTAAAACATCAGAAACTTTTTGCTCATTAGCAACATCAAATCCATATTCTTTTGCTATCTCATTGTATGTTCTTTTATCACCTTCATTAATTCGAATACCTCTACCAACTTCTCTATAAATATCATTTTCTTTTTCAAGAATAGGTTGTTCAATTAAATTATCAACTAATTCATTTAGTTTTTTCAGAGCCATCTTGTATTTTGGATCTGATTGTTTTAAAACTTCTTCTGTTGTAATATCATAAAGTTCTTTAGGCATTATACCTTTTTGAATGAGTTCATCCATTTCAGATAAATCAAATGATACACCTGCATCTAAAAGTTCTTTGACAACTTTGTTTACTTCTTCTTGATCTCTAAATTTTGCAATAGAATTTTTTACATAGTCTTTATGCTGTTCAATAATTTGATCAGACATTTTAGACATTCTATCTACATGTGCATTAAAATAATTTTCATCACTTAAAATGTCAATATTTTCTTCTAGTCTAGCATTTCTATTTTCTAATTTATAATAGTCATATAATTTAGAAAATGAGTTTTTACTAAATCTATTTATTTTTGAATTTCGAGAACCTTCATTTACTGTAGTATTATTTGGATCATATTCTTTAGAATGAACAATTTCTAAATATTTTCCATGTCGAAGTTCCATTGTATCAGCAGCTCGCTTAACTCTTTTGTTAAGTTTTTTTAATAATACTTTTTCAGCCTTACTTGTATTTGGTTTAGATTGTAATTCATCAATCTTAGCAATTACTCTATCATGATCTCCTAAAGATTCTTGGTATTGAATAAGAGCTTTAAGTTTCTGATTCTTTTGAATTAAATCTTTTTTAGCTTCAGGTGTTAAATTTTCATATCCATTTAGAACTGCTAACTCTTGAGTAAGCATTCCTATTTCCTTATTCATTTCTTTATTAGAAGTTAAAGCATTGTAATCATTAAATGAAACACCATATGCTTGAGCATCTGTTTGAATTACATTAAGCAAATCTTTTTTTCTATCTAAGTTTTGTTCAAACTCTGCAGTATCAAAAATTAAATCATCTACTGCTTTGTTCCAACTATGATGATAATTCATCATTGCATTATAGTTAGGATCATCTTTTTTTAGCTTAGATATATTTACAGGACTTTGATAATCATTTTTAAAAGTAGTATACTTAGTTTTAAACTTCTTTGCTTCTTGAACTTTTTTGTTAATTAATTTATTAATTACATCTTGAGAAGAATTTTCATTAATACCAAAAGCAGCAGCTGCTTGTTTAGTATCCATAGATTTAAAACCTTCAGTATGCTTAATAAATTCATCAAGCATATCATGTTTCATCATAGTTTGCAAATGAGCTCTGTAAGACTCATCTTTTTTATCTTGAAAAGTATGTCTATCTCCTTCAGCAGCTGCTTGAACCATTTCATTTTCAAGTCTTGATTGAGTTGCTAAGTTGTTACCCATACTGTTGTACACAGCACCTACATTTTTATAACCTTCATTGATTAAATCAGAATCTTTTTGAAGCTCATCTAATCTACTTTCTCTTTCAGTATTAAATGCTTTTTTATTTGTAAATTGTTTATAAGAACCACTTTGTATAGAAGCAAGAGGTGCAGTCATAGTAGAAGTTACAGGACTCACTAAACCTCCCATTAAAAATCCTGAAAGAAATGTTTCAAACCCTTGTCCTGATTTTTGTTCTTTTAAACCATGAAGTAATGAATCAAAATATCCTCCAGAAGCTTTACTTCCAAATTGATATTTATTTTTTGCTTGAATAGTTTCCTGAATTGTTTCTTGTAAACCTTCACCTAAATTTGAAATACCATAAGTTCCAGTTTTAGCTATTGCAGTTTTACCTAATTTACCTAAACCAGTACCAATACCTTTTTCAAAAAGAAGTTTCCCTTGATCTTTAATACCTTGGTAAAAACCTTTTTGAAATATGTTACCAGTTCTAATAACTCTAGTTGTACCATCTGCAGCAGTAGCAAGATTACCAAATCTTCCAGTTGATACAAATTTACCTACACCTTTAAGATCATCAAACCTTTTATACATGTTATTAAACACAAGTTTATTGGTAGCAAATATTGCTCCTGTGTTTTCCATTAATGTATAAGCTTTTGCATTTTTAATTCTTTTAGTCAAATCATCAGATTCTTCTGCAGTCATGTTAGGATGTTTATTTATGTATTCATCATACATATCTTTTTCTAACATGTTTGCTTCTAATCTAGCTTCTGATACCGCCATTTGACCTGCTTTAACATCTCTAAATATAGCTGCGCCACCTTGTCCAATTTTACCTAATACTGTAAGATCTTTTACAGAGTTAATCTCTTTTAAAGACTTAATATATTTAGTTGTATTTTCTATAGGATTTAAAACATTAAGAGCTTTTTTTCCAAAAGTTGCAGCTTTAGATATATCTTTAGCTTTATCAGCAGCATTAATTGCTCTTTTAATATCATTCATTTTGTCAAAAGCTTTACCTATTTGACCAAATGCTTTGACTCCTTTACCAACCATTGCTGCACCACCTACAGCTAAAGAACCACCACCAGAAGGAAGTGCTGTAAGTGCAGAAATACCCATTATAGCAAGTTCTTCTGCAACCATGTCCATAGTTATTCCTAAAGTATAACCAGCATTTAATGTAAGATTTTGTGCAAAGCCCGTAACACCTCCTCTTTGTGTACCATACATATCAGCAACTTTACCAAATTCATTTGCATTCTTTTTTGAATTAGCAAATGCTCCAAATAAAGCACTGTCATTAAATCCAATTGCAGCTAATTTACCAGCACCTTTTATACTTCTAGCCCATTGTTCAGAATCAGTAGTTATTTTATCATAAAAAGCTTCATTGTCTGTGTTTGCTTGATAACCATAATCATTCCATTTAGAACCATAAGATTGAAGCTTTTCAATCTTTTTATCATACATAGAAGTATTAATAACTTTAGATGCTGCGGCTTGTTTAAGTTTTACATTATCTCTTCTTTGTGTCGAAGCAGCAGTTACCTCATTTGCAATTTTTTGAATTGTAGACTCTACAGCTTTAGGGCGATTAACCAATAAGGGATTTTGACCTGGTTTAATTTTATCTGGCATAATAATTTTTTTTAAAATATTATTTTATTTTTTTTTGTGTTTCAAACACATCATTTAAAAAACCTAATGCATCTTCATAACTTTCAAGACTTTCATAATAATCTTTATCTGAATTATATAAAAAAGTATTTAAGTCTTCAAGTTTTCCATCAACATGTATTACTCCATCAAATTTTAATTCTCCACTATTAGTTTTTTCAACATACACCGCTTTTTTATTAGTTAAATCATTGCCTCTAAATAATATAGTTCTACCTGTTTGCTGTAAAGATTTATCTTTAGTAGATTGATCTCTGTCATCATACATTTTAGACATTCTAGCATTTGGATTGGTAGCAAGTGTTATTTTCTGACTTGTTTTTGTATTATAAAAAGATAAACCTTCCCAATCATCTTTAACACCATCTTGCAATCCAGTTAATCCTGATAACTGATAACTTAAATTATAAAAATCTTTTGACCTTTGAAGCTCACCGATATACTTTTGAATTTCAGTTTTATCAGTTATTTTATTACCATTAACAAATAAAGCTCTATCTCCAGTTGCAGATGCTTTAAAAGTTTCATTAATATAGTTCATAGCATCATTTCTAGCAGGAGATAGATCTGCATACATATGAACATTATTTGATTCATAAATATTATAAGTTGCTGGACCAACTCCTGATTTATTTTTAGTTTGTTTAAGACCTATACTTAAACCTTCATGATATTTTTCAGTATATGTTTGATATTCTTCATTTAAATCATCAATATCTCTTCTACCAAGTGCTATATTTTTTTTAATAAATTCTCTTTTAGAAATTAAAAAACCATCTTTAACAACATCTTTTTGAAAAGGATATTGATAGTCATCAAGACCATCTTTCATTTTAGTTACTATATCATCATGCCCTTCTTTTTTAAGGTTAAAATGATTTGTCATATCTTCTTGAATATCCGCAATTCTATCTTGTGCCTTTTGAACTTTAGGAGATTCTAACATTTTAAGTAATTTTGGATTATCTCCAGGACTATCAGTTTTCTTTTGCACATTATACTTATATAAAGTTTGAGAAAAACTAGAATTATTTTCAATTAAATTCATCAAACCCCAATCCGAAATTTCATTTTCTTTATACTTAGTATTTGCAACAAAATATTCTTTTACTGGTTTTTTACCTTGTTCTCTTGTAGAAGATTCTTCTCTAAGTTTATTTATATTATTATTTTCAACTCCTCTTTGTTTAATAAAATTTAAAGCTTGTCTTTTAATAAGTTTATATTCAGCAGAATTTTTATCAAGTGTTTCAATATAAGCCCTGTTTACAACTTTTGTTTTTGCACCTAATGTATTATTTAAGTAACTTGATTGTTTATTATAAGCACTTGCTACAGACTCACTAGAAACTGTTTGTGCACCAGTCATATCAAATGATTGATCTTTATTTAACTTTTCATACTTAGCTGCAATATTTTTCTTTTCAGTAGCTGATAACTTTTCAATAGGTTTTTTACTAAGTTCTTTATATGCTTTTTGAACAGAAGGATTAGCATGACTATCTGCAACAAACTGTATCATTTCTTTTGTTACAGGTTTTGTTGCAACTAATTTTTTCTTTTCTGCATTAACAACCTTGTTTGTATGTATGGCAATTGTTTTTGAATCGCCTGCATTAATTTTTTCAGTTGTAGCTTTAGGAAGCGGGATATAAGACTCTTGAATTATCTGCACAGCCTGTTTCTTAGCTACAGGATTAACATTAAGATCTGCAGCTTTTGTACTTCGCTTACCATTGTTTTTATTTATTTCAGCATTTACTTCTGGTTCACTATATAATTGTTGACCAGTACCTGTTAAAATACCATTTATTGTTCCTAAAGTTTTACTAACTCCAGTAACAGCGGATGATTTTTTATTTTTATAATCTTCTTGAGTTCTACCACTAGCTTTTTTATCTTCATTATATAAATTGCTGAAAGATCCTCCTGTTACAGGTTTTGTACCAGACTTATCAAGCCACTGTGCTTGCTGTCTTTTAATATTTTCTTCATTTAAAGGTCTTAGTTTATCAAGTTTGGTTTTAGCTTCTTTATATTTTTCACCAGTAACAGCAGATGAATTATTTGTTAATACCGTTTCAAGTGTTTTAATTTCATCAGCCCAATGACCTTTAAGTTTAGGACCTTTATAGTTTTCAGAAAGATAAGCAGATACTGTTGTATTAGCTAATTTATTACCTTTACCTTCTTTACCATCAGTGCTAGTACCAAATGGATTTGATTCATCAGTTTTTAAAGAAGCTTTATGACTCTCTAAAGCTACTCTATTAGATTGTTTAATACCTTCCATCATAACATCATACTGATGCTTTACACTTAACTTAGCAAACTCATCAGCTTCTTTCTTTTGAGTCATAGTATTATCAGCAATACTTTTTGCAGCACCAGTAATATCCTCATGCATAAATATTGCAGCATCTCTTGAATCTAATTGAGAAGCCATATTTCTTATGTAAGTATTGTCATTTGCTTTCTCTGCAGTCATCTTAGCCAACTTAATATACTGACTTGCTTGTTGAGCACCAGGAAGAAGTTGTTGTAAAGCATTATACTCTTTTGCAAGATTTGAATCTTTAGCAACTTTACCAGCTTTTATTTTTTCTTCAAGAGCTGATATTCTACCAGAAATGTATTCTTCATCTGCATTAGATTGTTCTAATATAGAATTAATTTTTTCTTGCTGAACTGTTCCTTGTCTTCTATAATATTCAGAAGTTGCAGCATTCTCATCAAGTCCAGTTTCAGACATAATTGAACCTACATTGTTTTTTCTAGTTACATAAGCTTGTGCCTCATATTGCTTTAACAATTTTGGATCATTAGCATATAAGTTTGTAAACAATTCTGCCAAAGGACCATAAGCTTGAGGACCATTTTTAGTAGTCACCATATAGTTTCCTATAAGTTGATCACTTGAGATTTCAAGTTTATTATCTTTAGCATACTTCATTGCTTTGTCCATCATGTTAGTATATGGGATATACTCTACATTCTCAAAGCCCAAAGATTCATCATTAGAAGCATCCTTAAACTCTTTTAGTTTGTATTCCATATACTGATCACCTTGATCCCAAGCTTGACCACCACACTTATCAGGATCCACACAATTTCTTAAAGCTTCTCCTCTAGACTTTTCATTTTGAAAATTCTTAGTCCACACCATATCTTTTACAATATGGTTGTTATTATAAATAGCTTGAAAAACATTTGCTGCAGCATCAACATTTTCATCAAGTGAAAAATCCATACCAGCCATTTTTACAATATCGGTATTGATGTTTTTTACAAACTGATCTCTAGCCGCAATATTCTCATTCCTACTCATAGAAGAATTTAATATTGAACCATAAAGCTCACTTATCTTTTGATGATTTGCATCAAACTTAGTTTGTTTGGTTTGCAAAATTTGTGCATCAAATGCTAAATTCGGTTCAGTAGGTTGAATTTGTGATATGTAATCTGTAACTCCTGGTTGATATGTTGCCATAGTTTTTAATGTAAATATATTAATTATTTAATAACCAAAAATTAGTTATCCTTATGATTAAGTTGTTGAATTTTGCTGAAGTCTAATCAACTCTTCAGGTGTTTGAACTTGATTTTCTGCATCGCTTGCATCACCAAGTTTGTAATCTCCTTTTGCAACACCCATAACCATAGCAGCAATTTTATCAGGACTAACTCCTGGCATTTGTTTAACATACTCTGCATACATTCCAGGTATATCCATTTTGCTGTTTGTTTTCGGAGTAACAGGTTTTCCAGAACTATTGTAAATTACACCAGTAGCAATATCTTTTTTGAAATTGTTTGTGGTTTGATTTAAGTTAAATATGTTCGAAGCATTAGTCCAAGCAGCATTTGATAACTCAACAATCTTATCTTTAGCAGCACTTATAGAATTGTCAAACTGTTGTTTTAAAGTTTGTCTTTTATCATGCATACTTGTTGCATTTGCAGCATCTTGAGCATTTGCAATATTTGCAAGTTGAGTATTTCTATCTTCAGCACTATTAAACAAACCTACATTCTTATCAGCATAATTGCTAATTTGATCTGCTACTTGTTCATATGCTTTACCTTGCATTTGAGAAACACCGGCAGCTAATTGACCGGGAGTTGCAAATGCTTGTAATCCAGCAATACCTTGACCAAGTTGAGAATTAACAGCAGCAATAGCTCTTTCCGGAGAATAGAACATTGTATCTGATTGTTGTGTTGCTCCAACTTTTGACCAAGGATCATATTTCTTAATATCATTTTTAGCATCAATTGCTCTATTTAAAGAAGCAATATCTTGTTTTCTAAAATCCCATTTACCAGGTACTGGAGGTTTAGCATTTAAAGGATTAGTTTTTACATCAACAGTTGAATCAATTTTTGCAGCTTCAGGTTCAATTTCATAATCAGGTTTCATTGAAAAACCAAAAGCATCAAAATGTTCAAAACCAGATTTTGCATCATCTTTATGAACAGGTCTATAGTCACCAGATGTTTTTAATTTATCTTCAATACCTCTTGTTACACCAGCAAAATTCTTTTTGTAAAAATCTTCTGACATTAATTCAGCATCATCTTTAGCTTTTACACCTAAGAAGCTAGTAAACTCTTTTTTGTTTACTAATCTTTTTGCAGGATCAGCAAAAGTTTCTTCAATTAATTTAAAACCTTCTTCTTCAGAAAGACCTTGACCTTTTGCTTTTTCAAGCAAGTATCTTTTTTCATAATCATCTGGTGAAAATCCACCAACAAATGAACCGGTCTTATCTAACTTACCTTGAGCATTAGCAATTGAATAAGCACCAGTAGCTCCTTGATTAACAATTTTAAACTTATCAGTACCAAAGTCTTTTCCTGATTTATTTATAGCTTTACTAATTGCAATCTTAGTTCTAAAGTCTGGATTAAATGTTCCAAGAACTTTAATACCATTACCAACACATTTTCCATTCTTATCTTTTTTATTACATACAATAGTACCTGCTGCTAAACCATCTTCTATAGCTTTATTTGCTATTTTTAATGTTTCAGCATTAGTTACATCTTTACTCCATTCAGCTAACTCATTTGCAGCAGAAGTTTTAGTATTATTTGCTTTTACCTCACTACTCAAGTATCCTACTTTTCTGTAAGTACCATCTGGTTGTTCAACAAAGTCACCAACTTTAAATGAAGTATCTGTTGTTTTTTTAAATACAGCACCTTTAGGTACTTGATCTTTAGTATATGTTTTATATTTTTTAGTATCTGCTCCTCCATCTGCTTTAGGAAGACCAACAATAGTATACCTACCAGCTTGACCACCTTCTGCAAAATTATATGTAAGACCTGCTTTAACTTCAGGATTCCATAAGTCTTGAGGAAGCATAGTATTTTTAATACCTATGTTTGCATTTAATCCAGTTGGATTATTAGTTTCATATGAAAGACTAGCTTGCCCGCTTGGATTAAGTAAAGCACCAGGAACTGAAGAATTTTCTAAAGTTACATCTCCTTGTAAATTACCAACTTTTTTAGTAAAACCAATTGATTGATTAGAAATTCTATTTTTAAAATCATCTATTAATGATTCAGTAGAGTAACCTGCATGTAATCCAGATTTATCAAAAACATTTACACCAGCACCAGCTATTTGATCTGTTCTAACAACATTACCTTGCTCATCCTGTTGATCTTGATTATAACCATAAACAAAAGGATTTGCAGACAATCTATCTTTAAGTTTTGATAGTTTAGATTTACCACCTCCATCATCTTTCTTTTCTAAGAAACCTCCAAAGGCAGCTTGCATCTGTTGTCCTACAGCTTCTTGCTGTGCCTCATCTACTTTAAAAATATCATCTGGAGTAGTTTTAGTCTTATCAAAGAATGGAGCAAACTGTTCGCTAAATCCATCTTTCATTCCTTTTTTAGATTCTTGCCATAATGCTAATGCAGATAATGCAAACCTAGAGTTATCTAAATTCTTAACAGCAGAAGCTTTTTGAATTTTATCAGCATACATATCTTTGATGATTGCTTTAGATTTAGCAACAGCATCAATATGCTTTTTAGAAATTTCAGCAGGTGTCATTCCTTTTTTAGATTCCACACCAAAAAACTCCAACTCTTCTTTATCCTTTATCAATAATTTTTTGTTATCGGAATAAATAAAAGATGCACTTTTTCCATTATCATCACCAGTAGGCAAATCTAATGGAGTTCCACCAGCACTGTGTTTTTTACCACCTATAGCTTTTAACTCAAAGATGTTATCATTTTCACTTAAATTAGTTAAAACTGTTTCACCTTTTTCAGCTTCTAAAACTGCTTTCTTTCTATCGACAGGTCCTACAGTTGTTTTTAACTTTTTCTTGGAACCATCAAATACATTTTTTTGAACAGCCATATTTTAAGATTTTTGAATGTTAATACCATGAGCTTTAAATAAGGCAACATCATCATCACTTAAATCATATTGTCCACCTAATGCATATGTCTTACCACCAAGAGAATATACTTGCTGATTCATTGATTGACTAGTGTTAGTTAAGTTTTGAATTTCAGCACCTGTATCAGTACCACCCATAAAGTTACCAAATTGATCCCAACCTTGATTCTCTAATTGATTTCTTGGTCCATTTACAGCAGATAACTTACCTTCATTTTCTTTATCAAGTCTTCTTTGTTCTGCTTCATTTGCAAATTTAGTAACCCAATCCATTCCTTGTTTACCAACATCAGCTGCAGCATTCCAATCAACTTTAAGTTTACCTTTTTTATTCATAACCTCAACTTCTGTTTCAGCATTAAAAGGATTATCTTCAGGTAAACTGTAACCTCTTTCCATGATTAATTCTTCTGAAGTTTTACCACCTGGACCAAATTTATTTAATCCTCCACCAAATGCCATCATAATAGTTTGAGCAGCTTTATGTAAATCAGATGAAGTTACACCACCAAAAGATTTCATTCCATGTGATTCTTGCATATACTTTAGTTTCTCATCTAAATCAGGTTCTACTACTTCTTCTTGACGTGGAGAATCAACTATAGATTTATTTTCAGGAAAATGTAACATTGAAAAAGTAAGATTACGTGGGTTATCTTTAGTTTCAACAACAGGTTCAACAACAGGTTTAGAAGCTACAGGTATAGTTTCACCTGGTTTAAGAGGTATAGTAGTAGTAGGCGCAGTAGTAGGATTATTAAATGAAGACAAGCGATTAATAAAATTATGTGCTTCAGGACTTAAATCAGTAGCAGAATCATAAGTTTTTTGTTTAGGAAGTACTGGAAGTCGTCTGTAACCAAAAGTTTTATCATAAGCTTCTTGATTTCTTTTAAGTGATGCTTGATTTTCTGCAATTTCTTCTGGTGTAGGGGTATAATCTTCTTCTTCTGAAGTTACAGGTGTAGTTGTTTTTTTAGGCATAACTTTTGAATTAGCTTTCATACCTGGTATATTCTCATCAACATATACATCATCTGGTATTTCGCTTGTTAAAGTAGAAGTTGCCGCAGTTGTTGGTGCAACTACCGCAGGAACTACTGGTGGAACTACAGCAGTTACAGGAGGTATAGCACCAGGAGTTGTAGCAGTTGGTACAACTCCAGTTGGAGTAGCACCTTGCGCTGGATCCCAATTAATCTTATATTTCTTACCTACTACTTTTCTATTAAAAAGACCACCTCTAATATCTTCAGCTTCTGTTGTCTTCCATGTTCTTCCATCAGCAGTACCAGTACCTTTTCCAGGATCAAATAAATCTGAATAGTTAAAACCAGCAGGAACATTTTTTCCATTGATTTGCATTTGTCCAGGTTCTCTTCCAGAGTTACCAAACAATCTTGCTAATGATGATGTTCCAAATGTATTAGTTGGAGGCGCATAATTATAAACTATGTTATATCTTGGTTGACCATAAGGATTAATATTTGGATTACTAAATTGAGGATTTTGTCCTGTATTAATAGCTGTTGCTACTGGAGCTTTATATTTACCTACTTCAGTTTTATAATCAAGCTTGGTTGTATTCTTGTCATCTGCATTATAGTCATATAAAGCTTCAAGATATTCTCCTCTAGTTTTATACTTAGACATATCTAGACCACCATCAGCTTTAGGAAGATCTCCACCAAACTTCATGGAATCTGGACTGTTTTGAAAAACTTGCTTACTAGCTTGATTCATTAATGCATTTTGTTTTATAGCATTAATAAAATTTGCTTGTCTATCTTGTACATAAGAAGCAGAGTTAACATTAAGATCAGCTTTACCACCAAATGCTTTTTCAATTAAATTAAATGCAGGACCTCCAAAAGCCATTTGCAATTCTTCATCTGTTGGTTGAGAAGCACCTTGTTGCTCTTGCATCATAGCCATTTCTTCAGGAGATGGTTGACCACCTTCTTGAGGCATACCTTGCGGAGCACCTTCCATCATTTCCTCTTGTGGATTAGATGCTTGACCTTCTATCTGCTCTTCACCAGGACCTTGTTGTTGTTGACCACCCTGCATAGCTTCTTGAATAGTAGCTTGTGCTTCTTCTGGAGCCATACCCATTTGAGTAAATACTTCCATGATCACTTCTGGTGGAACTTGACTACCTAATAATTGAGCAGCAACTTCTGCAGGTTGCGCACCTTGCTCCAACATTTGTTGAGCCATTTGCATTACTTGTTGCATTTGATCACCCCCTCCTTGTTGAGGAGCTTGTTGTGCTGGTGCACCTGGCATGTTTTGAGAATCTTCCATAACTTAATACTTGTTAAAATTAATATAGTAAAAATAATTTAGAATGTATAACTAATAAATGTTTATCTTAATGACTGTAGCATATCTGCATATGCAATATTGACAAGCATTTCCACATTATCATTTTCCATTCTTCTTAATATCACGCGATGCTTATTGTTTCTAAACTTCTTTCTTTCAAATTCTGATTTTTGATAATTAATTGAATCAGGGTTTATACTGCGAATGTAACCATTATCTTCTGTTTTCCATATGGTTTCCTTTACATTACTATACTCACCTCTGTCTTTAACTATATCCCAAAATTGATTGAATCTATATTTTTGTTCTTCTTTAGAATACAATATATCGATTGAATTAAAGTTTACTTTTGGATAAGAAATCATATCACTTAAATCATTTTTAGGATTCAAGTTCAATTTTAACTTTCCAGAAATCTGTTCTGTATTATAAATTACAGCCTCATCAAAGTTTCGATCTAATAATAAAAATTTATCATAGGTGTTCTTATCATAGATAGAAGCTTCAATGTAGTATTCGATGCTTCTTAAAGTAGTAACTTCTAAGTTTGTATCTAATTCAAATTCTACTTCAAAAGGATAAGAGTCACCATAATAATTACAATAGTTTGTAACACTTTTATTATGTCGCCAGAACCCATTTACTTTAGTTGTAATGAATGTATTCTTACCAGACATAGCTAAGTCTGGATGCCAGTCATGGAATGAAACAAAATGATTAATCATTGGATCATAAGAAATAGTCCAAGAAGCATTGTTAAAATACATTGGATTCCCAACATGTGTTTCAAACATCCCACCAATTAAGAAAATACCATCTCCTTTATATTCGACAGTCATCAAAGGATTAGGTCCTTTGAATTCATCTTTTAAAGAGTAATCTTTTTTACAGAAATAAACAATACCATACTCATTATCATAAATAGTTTGGCAGCCAATTCCAGCAACTGGATTGTCATCAATATCGAAGTTTGGAAAATCTTCTTTTAACTTATATGGTAAATAAAGATTCAACCAAAATTCATTATGATTTAAAGACAATTCTTTTATTCCACCTGCATATTGAAATAGTTTACCTTGATTCAAACACATCCAATATAAACCTGTAGGTGTATTTATTACAGATAATCTACTTTGACAAGAACCATACTCATAAGATCTTTCTGAATTAGAAAGTCTTTGTAAATCTCTTGCAAATAAACTACCATCTCCAATTTGAAGTTGAGTACCGCTACCAGTTTGTAATGTATCTACACCAGGAAGTAAACCAGGAGCAGTATTCTTAAACAGTATTAATGCTGCAGTTTTATCAATTGGTTTTATAGCTGTAACTTCACTGTCAAAGTCTTTATAATTATAAGGTAAGAATACTGACCAATTATCTTTTTTTGTTTCAGTTTGTTGAGGTAATGAATACAACACTCTTCTAATTCTTTTTGTATAACAAGAAGCATATAACAAAGGATCATATTTTAATTCTTGTATAGTTGACCATGGAATTTTTGCAAATGGTAAAAAAGATACAGCAACACTTCGATCAAGTTTATAATAATTATCATTCTTAATAATATTATTATGGAACATTGCATCTAAGTTACTTGTTATAGGATAGTGTCTTTTTTCAATTACTTCTCCATAATCACGACAGTCAATATTTAATTCAGACTCAACAAAGAATTCTCGAACTCCAGAATTAAACAAATACATGTATGCTTTTTTCAATGTAAACAAACCTTCACCCTTTCCATTCTTATCAAATACATGTAATGAAGAAGGTACACCTAAAGCTTGAAAAAAAGCATCTGCGGCATTTGGATTATCTTTAAACATTCTATCAGCTGCATTTTTAAAAGCATCTGATATAGATGATGTAAAGTCACTAAAATCATAATTTTCAGTATTCATCCAATAAGATGTATACTCAAACATTTGATGCAATCTATAATTAAGTTCAGCTCCATCAGGTTCACCATGTAACCATTGTTGAAAATAGTATAATGTATTTTTTTCAGAATACTTTCCAATATATGTATCACCACCAAAAACTATATCAGATTTAGATTGATTTACATTATAGATAAATGATTGTGTTGGAATAATTTTAATATTTGTTAATTGACCATATTGATTTCGCAATCTATTTTTTATTGCAACATAATGAGAAGAAGCTCTATAAAAATTATCCGCAAATTGTGCAGAATCCTCAAGAGCATTAATTTTTGGAGGTCTAGATATATCTTGTATAGTTGGATCTGATACATTTGATGTTGTTGTAAGTACAACAGTTTCTTGTCTATGAGTATGATTAATTACATAGTTTTGTGAAGGTGTATATAAATCATATAATCCAGGATTTAAGTATTTAGCATTATGTAACTTCTTTCTAATATTTGCAGGATTTGGAATACCAAAGTTTTCATATTGACAAACAGAAACATGTTGATAAGCAAATTGAGAATATTTAGAAATAGATTTTATCAACTCTAAAAAAGAGTTTGCTCCTTCTCCTAAATAATTTGTAAACACAGGAATTGCTGTAATAGCTCTTAATAAACCAGGACTTCTATCTACATTATCATAACTTATTTCCGTATGCCCAGATACTAATTGAGAACCAGGAATTAAACTTGCAACAAATCCAGCATCTTGAGCAAAAGCTTTGGCAACATAGTTTGTAGAAGCAACTCCATAGTTTTGACCAGTAAATACATCAGCTACAGTTGTAGTACCTTCTAATGCTATAGAACCTATATCCGATGCTAAACCTACAACACCTGCTGCAGATAAACCAGGAACAATACCTCCAAGACCATTTGCAAGACCTGCATAAGCTTCAAGCCATGGTAACGAACTACCATCTCCTTTAGAAGAAACATATTTTGTATTTCTTGTACCAGATACTTTACCAATAGCATATCCAATACCTATTACAACACTAACAGTAAATGCAAAGTTTGTTACAAATTTATGTCTTGGATGTTCATCAACAGGTTTGTAATGTCCTTTAGACATACCATACATTTCCCCATAAATTTTTAATTCATCATCTACAAGAAATGGTTTAACAAACATTGTATCTGGTGAATGGAATGTAAAGTTTTTTCTATTCACAGCATCATTAGGAACTAAGTGAATTACTTTTCCAGTAACTTCAGTTATACCAGGAGCTTTAGAAATAAATGGATCTGGTCGCAAATCATTGAATGGATAGTTTGCATACATTCCTTTTTGCTTACCTGCGTTAACAACAGATGGTAAATCATACTCAAACATGTTATTGATTAATCCTTTGTATAAAACAGTTTTATTACCATTTCTACTTCCTCTAAGGATTTCATAACCAACAATCGATTTAATCTTTACACCATTATTGTCAACAGGTGGTTTGATATTCTCAAACTGAACACCCATAATTCTAATCTTATCTCCACCATCACTATAGTGATTAGAGTTAGTATTCTTAGTACCACCAGAAGAAATAACATTTTCAGGAAACTTATGATGTCTAATTGGTTTACCACATAAATCATGATCTGGAATTTGAGAAGCAGACCAAGTGTGTGCACTTGCATTCCATACAGTAGGATTCTTATCCGGATAAAATTCAGAAGATTCATGGTAAGCCATTCTTCCCCTTTGAATAACTACACCACCATCAGGTAGTTCAGGATTAGGAACAGGTAAACTTGAGTTATCTACCCAAGCAGTATTATAAACTTCAAATACTTTAGGAGCATAACCTTGTTCGATAATATTAGCAGAGCCTGGCGCAGTTGCATTTTCTATTAATGTAGCAGCAACACCACCAGCATCTGAAGGTACTTTGTAATCAACAGGACCTCTTCCTGGAATATGATATGCTTTTGTTTTATCTCCAGTATTATGAATCCATCTAATGAAAAAAGGATATACTTCATCACGCATATAACCAACATTAACCCCAGCATTCTTGTAGTACTCTTTTGTGTATTCAACACAAGTCCACCAAGATTGAATTTGATTTGCTAATGGTTGGTAATTAAACTCAAACTTTTCAGTTGGAGCAACTCTTAATGCATACATACCATTTTCATATATCCCTTCCGATTTGTCTGGAACTGGGGTAAGAATAGGCAGGCTTTCTAAAGATACTATAGGGAGAGTAAGATCAACAAAATCTATTATGACAGCACTTTGACTAGTACTATAAGAACCAATCTTTCTTGCAACTGTCTTCTCCGATATAGTAGATACCAATACCAAATCAAAATCATCAAAGTCTGTATCAAGATTGTCAAACTGAATCTCAATAGCATTGTTTACATTCTCATGACTCCATAGAGCAACCACATTAGACATAGTAGAGTAATCAGATACCTGTTGTCCATTTACAGTATAGCAAATATGTACATGGTAAGAACCATTTAACATACTACCACCAGAAACTCCCTTAGCTATTTTTATATTAGGATAGGTAAGATAACTCTCCAATCGGATTTTATCGCAGTCAAGGATCTTATTTCCATCTACATCAGTCTTATCTACACAAGTAATACATCCACCGGGCAAGGAACCGTTACTATCACTACATGTTTGCACCCAAGGAATCTTTTCAGTATCAACTACCCTATCCGGATTTATACCATCTGCAAAGTATACTTTGTAAGAACAATCAAATGTTGCTCTAGAAACTCCTTTAATTAAATGTGAGGTTTTAAAATTCAAACAAGCATCTCTAACAAGTTTCACATAAGTGCAAGCACCCTCATCGAACATGCCAATTTCAGACTCATAATTATTTGTGCTGAATACTATCCATTCTGTTCCAACAATGTGTATTGCACCTATAACAGTAAATGGAGCAATAGTACAAAGTATATTTCCAAACTCATTACCTAGTTTACCTAAATCACCTTTTCTAGAATTATTAGATGCATTCCTTGCATAAGTCCAACTACCTTGAGGAGCTCCTCCTCCTGCTGGTTCATTAATTTGCATCCCAGTTGAGAATGAAGCACCTGTTTGTGTTGAACTTTGTCCTGAAGATTTCTTAGCCATTATTAATGAGATTTAAACATGTTGTAATAATTATGGTATTGAGCTTTTCTATTAGTTTCCCATATAGCTCTCAACTCTCTAAAGTCTGGTGTATTAACCAAACTCATTGCATTATTTCTAGCAGCTCTATATCTTTGTTCAATCAATTGAATTTGCCCTTGATTAACAGCTTCTCCATTCATAATTAAGTTTTCCAATAGTCTTTGCTTAACAGCATACTCATAGAACTCATTTAACAAATCATGATCAGGAACAAGTAAGTTACCTTCTTCATCCTCCAACATACCTTGATAGTTTATATACAACTTCCCAGTCTGGAATGAAGTATAGATAAAACCATTTTTAATGTATGCAGAATTTGCAGTCTGTACTTTCTTATTAGGACAATTCATGCTAACTACATTCCCATCATCTTTAATTCGAATAGGATAAAAATTCTTATAAGTTCTAGTTTCATACTTTAACTTTTGAACTAAAACAGTTTCTTCACCCTTGCAGTTTACTTGAGTTACACATGCAGTAGCACATGTACACTTTGGTTTTTGTACCAAACACTTTCCACAAATAGTAGGAGGAGTAGAAACAACTGGAGTTACACAAATATTAATTTCATTTGGTCCTGGATTATACATCTGGCTAACAGGTACAGACTCTATGTGAGTTCCTTGAGGTATAACTTCATTTACAGTATATTCAGATATAATGTAAGCAAAGTTTAAAGCATTGAAATCATTAGGTAATTTTGTTTTACCTTTTTCAATATCCAATACATCATCTTTTGTTTTAAAGATTTTGAATCCAAGTTCATAATTACATCGCTTTGCAATTTTAATAAACTCTTGTGGATTAATCAGATCTTCTAAAGCGAAGTTTCTAAACTCATATATGACTTCAGAAAGTAACTGATCATATGTTCTATAATTTACTTTACTTGCCATCTTATCTTAAAATATGTTGTGAATCATCATTTACATCACTTGGTATTTTACCAAGAGTCATCATTTCTTGTTGAACCATTTGTTCTATTTCAGCAAACAAATGAACAGGAACATTGAATGTTGTGTTTTGTTTAATCTCACAACTAGTGTCTTCTCCATCTTCTTTACAGTAACCTTCAGTTGAATCTTCAAACATTCCTTCTATAGATACAGACTCCCATCTTATATCTGGAAAGTATAAGTATCCATTTTTATACCAATAGTATTTGTTTTTATTATATTTGAAATGTGTAGAGTTAGTCATTGCTTGATAAAGAGTTGCTTTAGTTTGAGTAAAAGCTTGTCTACCATCAATAGATGTAATGTTTCGAAAGATAGGACCAATAGATCCACTGAATACTTTAGGAAGCTTCTTGTAAGTTCTCATGATTTTACAACCCGTTTTTATACCAGCACAATCAGCTTCGATTCTATCAACCTCAACCAACTCAACATAAGGCAAGACTTCAAACAAACTGTCATAGTTCATGAGTTTGTTTTCATTATCTTGTCTTCTCATTATAGCATAAGCATACTTATTTATAATGGAATAGATAGTTCTATCAGTTAGAAAAGCATCTTCAGAAACTGCTTTTAAAATATTTCTTATTCTTGAAATCGATTCTCCAATTGTCATCATACTTCTTCAATTTGTTGTTTATAATTTAACTGCACACATCTAGCCCAGTGTTTTTTAAAGTAAGAACTTGCTGTCTTCCTAAAGCTTCCTGTTGCCGAAAATGAAAACAGTCTTGAATACTTTACAAAGTTCTTAATGTTGTTATAGTAAACTATGCGCATCAAGTTGTTATCAGTATCCCAATTTTTAAAGTAAACAGTTCTACCTTCTTTTATTGAAGAGTTAAAATCTACACTTTTCTTATTTGATTTACCTGCATTATTAATAACTATCTGTCCAATGTTTTCTGGTAATACTACACCATAGATATTCTTTGTAGTTTCTTCGCAAATATTATCATTAAACTTTTTTATAATCTTTATGAAATCGCTTTGTAAAATAACACCATGTTCAGAGTACTTTCGATTGAATAAGCTAATATCTTTTCTTGTTACTACTTTTCCTTTGAATTCTCTTACTCTTGGCTTAGTTAAATTTGGCTCTTGCATAAATATATAATATAGTAATTTATTATCAAAAATACAAATTATATATTAAAAACAAACCCCGGATCTCTCCAGGGTTCATTCTAGTCAGCCACATTAAACCAACCTCTCTGTGACATACTTTAGAATTTTATTAAGTATCTCATTGACACACCTTTTTGTCTATTATCAGTAGATACAGTAGCTGTACCTGCTGCAGTTACAACAGTAATTTGTGGTTGTCCAACAACTACAGGACTAATATTATTATTACCTACAAGAAGACCGGTATTAGTAGTATCGCAACCATAGGGTATTGCATCAATTAAATTTGGAACTGCAAAAGCTAAAACATTTACTGCTGTATCATATATGTTACCTATTACTGCAAATAGTTTTGGATAAGAAGCTTTTAATTTATAAGAACCATCACATAACAACCAACCTTCTGGAAGTACACCATTAGGGAAACCAGCCCAAGAAATAACTGTACCAACAGGTACTAATCCTACACCTGCGCCAACTTCTTCACCAGGAGTCGGAATGTTTGCAGGTAATGCATCTAAACCAGCAAGAACATAAGACACTACCACTTCATCAGTTGCAGTTACTTGAGAACCATTACCAGCTAAAGGAGAAACTGTAAATATAAAATAAGTTGGAAACTCAACATAATATGTAACCAATGCTGCTACAAACTTACTAGGATCATTGCTATTTGAAATTTGCAATATAGTTCTAAGTTTAATAGCGGCTAACCATCCACCAGCTGTTCCTGAAGGAGCAGTAACATTTGTTCCATAACCAAGCAAACAAGTCTTACTTATGATTATTGTACTAGTTAATAAAAATGTAGCATCAAGACTTACTGTACCTTGTACAGTACCAGCACCTCTTTTGTATATTAAACTGTTTGCTCCAGGATTTCCTTGTAAACCATTAGTACCTGGAATACCAGAAGGTCCTGCCATACCTTGTGGTCCTGCAGGTAATCCAATATTCATATTGTAATTTGGGGATGTTCCTGTTATTGTAACAGTACCTGAAGAACCAGGAGCAAGTGTTGTTACACCACCAATAGCAAGATTAGGTGCAGGTCCAGTAGCTCCCATAGGACCTGTTAATCCTGGATTACCTTTTGGTCCAGCAATACCTGTAGGACCAACTGCTCCTGTAGGTCCAGGTAATCCGCTTGCACTTCCTGATGGTCCAGCGGGTCCAGCTGGTCCTTGAAATCCACGTGGTCCTCTTGCAACAGCTGGAGCTGCGCAAGAACCACCACATGAACTTTGATTACATTTTACACACATAATAAATTATTTAAGGACAAGTTAAATTTATACTCAAAGCATTCAATGCTTGAACAACTTTATTTTTATAAAAAATTGCAGTTTGTGCGGCAGGTACTTCTGTATCTAAATTAAAAATACCTTGAGAATTTTCTAAAGATAAATTTGAATTTGCTGTATAAACACCAGTACTTCCAAATGTTGCTAAAGCTAAATCTCTAAAGTCATCAAAAGGAAAACCTAAAACTGTAGTTTTTATTTGAAATAAAGTTCCTTTAATTTGATAATCTTGAGCAGAAGCAGTAATTAAATTATTTTTAGTTTGAACAATATCTGCAGAATAATCTGGTGCTATTGCATTATTATTAAAAGGAGGTGCTTGAACTGCAGGTGAACCTGTAGCACCAGGTGCATTATATGGAGTTGACTCATCTTGGAAAACTAAATTTATAACTAAACCTGGTTCTAAATCTGGGTTTCTTCCATAGTTTCTAAGAGTTCCTAAACACTTAATAAATCTTTCATAATAAGGTTCACCTGTTAAACCACCCATGTCAAAGAATTTTACTTTTTCATCATATAACACAGGATCATTATCATAAATTTGAAGCAAACAAAGTTTTAAAGTACTGGTTCTCATTTCATTTAACGCTGTTTCAGAACTACTCATAGAACCAGAGTTATCAAACCAAATATTTATTTCAGTAGACCTATTTATTTGCGGAGCCTCTACAGTATTGCAATCAGCACATGGTTCTTTAAGAACACACACTGGAGAACCATCACAAAAACTTACTTGAGAACCATCTGGACAAGTTAATTGATTTACACCATCCTGAATTGGAATTGCTTTTCCTTTCATACTTTCAGTACTAAAAATTATGAAAGGTGCTAACTTAGCTGCATCATCAGTAGTATGATCAGGAGCAGATGGTATTGTAGTTCCAGGTGCATAAATAAATTCTTCTAAAAATTTAGTTTCTGCATCTATTGTAGGATCATTTGCTATGTTCATATCATATATTTCAAAACCTAATGAAACAGCAGCTCCAGTATTAAGACCTATCATTTTTATTATATGATCTCCAGCCGGTAATACAAAAGGTATTATACTCCAAACATTAAAATTAAATGTATAATTTGCTTCAAATAATGCATGAAATGGACCAGTTCCATCAAGTTGTATATAAGCTCTTGAATTATTATCTCCTGAAAAACCAATATGATAAACTTTTTGAATACCAATAGTTAAACATTTTGTAAATTCCATATTAAAATCAGAATTTTCAAGGTCGCCTATTTGATTTGGATTACCTACAGTAGGCAGAATTAATGCAGTTGGACCACTCCATTTTGTAGGTTCTAAATCAGGTCTTATATTATAAGGAGCATTTGTAGCTGCAGGAATACTTTGAGTAGCTGTATATTTAATATAAGAGTCTGTTATAATATCATAAACTAAAACTTTTGTTCCATTGGAATAATTTTTTTTCTTATTCCAAACTTTATAAGCCCATCTAGCAATACCTACTGTATTTAATCTATTATACCATACATTACCGGGAGTTGCAAAATTAACAGTAGATGTTGTTTGCCATGCTGTAATATATGTATTCCAAGTATTAAGTAAAAGATTTAGATTTGTTCCAACAGTTGTAGCAGGTGTACCTGTTACAACTCTAAATTGATAATTATTATCAAGAGGCTGCTGATAAAAAAATGTATTTATAGCAAAACTTTGAGTTGGATATAAACGCATTCCAGTACCTCCATATGTACCAGGTAAATTACAACCTGGAGATACCACAGTCATTTGTCCATCAAATTCAGGAGCTACACTGCGAAAACATTTTTGTAAAGGAATGTTCGGAGTATATCCTGGAGAACAACAACAACTAGGTTCTTCAATTATTAAATCTGAACATTCCACTACAGTAATTTTTTCACAAGTTGGAAAGCCATTAATACTTGTAAATGTGTAACCTGCTGGACAATCAAATGAAGCTGACACAGTTTCATTTGGTTCATAAACTGGATACTGTAATGGAGGAGTTGCAATAAACCTTTTAGTTGACCAAATTATATAATTATTTAAACCTGGCACACCTTCTTTGGTTAATAAGGAACCCGTATCAGCTTTACCAAATTTTTGTTTAAAACTTTCAATAGATATATCATAAATTTCTGCACCAAACATATCATCGGTTGCACCACCTGCATATCCCCAAAACCAAAGTTGATGATTTCCTGCAGGTAATGCAATAGAAAAAGTATGCCAATAATCACACTGACCAGTGTTGTTTTGATTTATTTCAAACATAGTGGTAGCCTGTTGTTGTATTTGATCATAATAATCTAACCTGCATCCATGTTTTCCAGCCATTCCAATAATAAATGTTTTAGCTGTAGTGCAAAGCAAAGTAGTTTTAAATAATGTATCCATTGTTCTACCTTGAGGCCAAAGACCTACAGAATTAAGCCTGTTATAAAAAGCAAATGTAGGATTCCCACCCCAAACTTTATTTTTTATTCCTTTGTATCCAGCATAATACATTAAACTATTATTAGGAGAATTTCCATAATCTGTAATATTGCTTTCAAGATTAGCAGTATTTACACTTAACCCTTGACCTGGAATAAGCATTGAAGTATAAAAAGATTCTGTATCCCAAAAGATTAATCCTTTTTGTCCTAAATCAATATTTATAGGAGCTTGTGCTAAATCTTCATTTTGACATTCACCTTCACAAATAGTATTTTGATAACTTCTTTTAGTACATCTTTGTAAAGTTAAATCATAAAAATAACCAGCAGCTTCATCACAATAGCAAACACATTTAATTGGTTTCCATGTTGGAAAGTTTGGACTATTTGAAGGTACACCGTTATAAGTTCCATCATGATAATACAAATCTCTATTGTAAGGATCTAATAAGATCCATTTATTTGCTGGTTTTCCAGAAAGGTCTATTGCATTATCTCTATAATAGATGTGATGCCAACAAGGATCAATCCAATTATGTCCATCATAAACTTTGTAATCACTCATAAAAATTAATCTTTAATCCAAATATCACCAGCTCTTAATCTATTTGCATTATATGAACCCGGAGGATTTAGAATAGTTGTGTCTACAAAGTTAACAGTAAATCCTGGAACACCAGCATAAGTAGCTTGATAAACTGGCTCGGTTGGTTCACCATTTGCACCACCAGCAACAAATTGACTTGTTACTCCACCTACAAATACTGCAACCCCTCTACCATCTAAACCATTACAACCATTGCTAATATTAGCAGATGATATTTTACCATCAGTAAGTCCATTACGATGGGTAACAATTATACCACCACATTTAAAACTAAGATCATTTGGAGTTGGTAATGTAACATCAACATAATCACCAGGATTACCCGCATCACCTGCAGGACCTTTTTCACCAGGTTCTCCTTTTGGTCCATTTAAACCATCAACACCATTGATACCATTTGCTCCATCAGCACCGGCTGGACCTTGTACTCCAGGAGGTCCTAATGGTCCAGTTATAGCAAGTCCTTGTGGTCCAGGTGAACCAGTTAATCCAGAGTTACCAGGAGGTCCTTGAGGGCCTGTTTCACCCATATCTCCTTTATCTCCTTGAATACCTTTCTCTCCTTGATAACCTCTTGGACCTCTTATTCCTTTAGGAAGCTCTTCGCATGAATCTTTGCAATCACTCATAGCATTAGTTTTTTATAAAGTTAATAACCAATTTTAATATTTGGTCTACGGGTATGTATATCTGCAACTGTATTTGGTAACAATGGATCATCCATATCTCCAGAATAAATTCCTTTATTTGGTTGAGTTGATCCATCTGAACCACCCGCTGTTGAACTCCAATCATTAGCATTGTTTTCCCAAATCAATATTAAATTTGAAGTTCCATTGTAAACAAAGTTTATATCAAAATTAATTATCCACCATAGATTATTTGCATATGTACTATATGCAAAATTACTTTTAACATTAGTTAAATCAGTTATAGTCAAGTCTTGTAAACCAATTAAAGGAGTGCTGCCAAAAGAAGATTGTGCAACATGTCCAATTTTTAATGTTTGATTTGGTAAACTTGTAATTGAACCATAACTTCTATTATAAAATGCAACAAAATTAATAGTTTTAGCAGCACCCATTTCTGCAGCAGTCCATATAAAAGCAGTTCTTGAGTATCTGTAATTATAATTATTTGGAGCATAATATATTAGCGAAGTACCTGTACCAATTTGTAAAATTTGTCCTGTAACTGGAGGATCTGTACTTCTATGTCTTAATATTCCTAATTGTGTAATCATAACTATACTTTTAAATCACCACCTACCATAAAGGCATTTGTACCAAGTCTTACTACAGTGCAAAATGAATATTGAGCTCTTAATCTTCTTTCATTATTAGTAGATAAAATACTAAATTGTGTTCCAAGTACTGAAGGATTTCCAGTAATTGTTACTTCTCCTATACCTTGTCTTACAACAATCAATGACTGACCTTCTTTAAGTATTTGAGCATCAGCATAAGCTGCAGCTAAATTGAGTGTAACATCTGAAGATGAATTTACATAAATTATTCTATTTCTATAACTCGAATTTATAAATGTAGATGTATTAACAGTAATACTTTCTGTAATACCAATTGGTTGCCAACTATAACTATATGCATCTGCAAAATAGTTATAATAATTTGCTGCCCAAAAATATACAGCATCTTTATCGGTATCATAAACTTGATAACCTACATCAGTATAAGCTAAAGTTAATGCATTTCTTTGTAGAGTAGTTAATCTTGGCATTTCCCAAGGATTACTTAATTGTGCTCCTGGTAAAGGCCATACCCCAGAAGCTTTAGGACCATATAAAATATATGTAGCTGTATCTAAGTAAAAATCTCCATTAGCTCCAAAAACATCATTTGGAGTTTCTCCAACAGGTAAAGCAGCACTTAGTATAGTTTTACCATTAGTACCATTTGTACCAGCAGTACCTGGTGCTCCATTTGCACCATCCATACCATTAAATCCTGGGAATCCTTGAGATCCAGTTGCTCCAGTTATACCTTGGATTCCTTGAGGACCAGTAGCACCAGTTGGACCAGCAGGTCCAGTCAATCCAATAGGACCTTGAATACCAGTTGCACCAGTTGCTCCTGTAGCACCAGTGTTTCCTGTTAATCCTGTTGGACCAGTAGCACCTTGAGATCCCGCAGGACCAGTAGCACCTTGAGCACCTGGTAAACCTTGTGCACCAGTAGCTCCTGTTGCTCCACCTGTACTTAATAAAGCCCATTGTGTACCATTGTTTGTTGGAACAACTCCAGTTACAGGACCATTGTAAACCCAATAAGAAGCTCCGTTATATAAAGCAGTATCATTAGTTACATATGTTGTACCAGCATTATAGACACCTTTCCATGTTAAACCTCCAGGAGAAACTCCAGGATTACCTTGAATACCTGTAGCACCAGTTGACCCTATTGGTCCTTGTAAACCTGTAGCACCTGTTAATCCAATTGGTCCAGTAAGTCCAGTATTTCCAGTAGGACCTGTTGGTCCAGTAGGTCCGGCAGGACCAACAGGTCCAGTTGCTCCAGCAGGCCCAGTAAGTCCAGTTGGTCCAGCAGAACCTGCGGTTCCAGTTGCACCTTTTATTGAAGTTCCGGATCCCCAAGCAGTTCCAACTTTTGGTCCATAAATAATATTTGCAGCAGTATCAATATAAAAGTCACCAGCAACACCAATAAAACCAGCTGGAGCTATAGTTCCGTTTAATATTGTATTACCATCTGCTCCTGCAGAACCTACTGTAAATATTTCTTCATATCCAGTAGTTAAATACACATAGTATTTACTTTCGAAATAATAAATTACTTCCGGGGATCCTACAGCAGGAACTCCATCGGTATAAGATAATAGTTGTAAACTTTTAGTTTCAGTTAAAGTTGGTGTAGACATAATTATATTTTTAAGTAGTTACTGGAAATGATACTTCTGCATCGCTTGCATTATAATAGGATATTTTATACGCGCCAAGTGAATTTTTATATATTTTACATGTATAACTAGCATAAACAAGAGTAGCAGCTGATAAATCAATTGGTACAGCTAAAGTACCTGTGTATATGCAATCAAAGTTATTAAATCTAAATATTTTAACAGTACTAGGTGAAGTATTTACCCAAGCCATGGATAAACCTCTATTACTATCTGCAGCATAATTAAAAATACAATTAGAAATAGATAGTGAAAATACATTATTTGTAAATGCATTCAATATAGTGTTTGCACTAAAAGTTTGCATTTCATTATTTGTAAAATTTTGATTTGTAGTAATAGTATTTCCTGTAAAAGTATCAATTACATTATTAGCAAATAAGTTAGCTGTAATAGTGCTAGAACCTACACTATACATTGTATTATTTGTAAATGTTGCATCTATAGTACAATCTACAAATGTATATTTAATAGTATTAAATTGAAATGTTTTTTTAAAAACATTTCTATTCATTGTAGCAACAGTATTTCCAGTAACTTGTAAGCTATGTGTATTACCATAAGCACTATTAATTTTATTATTAATACAAGAAGATAAATAAGTATTATTACCAAATGTAAAACCAAAAGTATTATCATAGGTAGTACTTCTAAATACTACATTTGGTAAATCAAATGCAAAATATAATTTACTTTTTGCAATAAAATTATTATAAACTTCAACTGTACCCAATTGATTAAATGTTTTGAATTCAAGAGAACCAAAACCTAAATCAAATACAGAACTATATACACCAGTCGAATCTTTATATCTTTTAAACAATACTGTTCTATGATCATAGAATGTAGTATTTCCATACTCATCTTGTCTAAATGTAATTCTACCAGTAGTTGCTGTAGCTGTAATAGGTGTTGTATAATTTAACTCATACTTAATTATATCTTTTGTATATTCATTTTGAAAAGCAAATGGATTTAATTTAGTTGGTGTTATTGCTTGAACATGTATTGGTTCAATAAGTGAAGTTACAACAACAGGTACAACTACAGCTTGTATATTAAGAATTGTAGTACCAGTATAATCAGGTTGTTCATATATTGTAGAAAAGTCTGTAATCTTATACCATTGTCCTGGAACAAATGTACCAGCACCCTGCATTGCAACCATTTCAGCATGTGTCTTATTAAGAAGACCGCCAGCTCCACCGGAACCACCGCCTCCTTGAGAAAGAGCATTACTAAAATAATCTATAACACTAATGAGTGATTCAGTCATTCCATCACCAACAGATAAAATCTCTACACCTCCTGCACTTTTAGCTTCTTCAATGTGTGTATGTTCACAAAAATAATCTATGACTTTTTTTAAGCCTACAGATAAGTTATCGCCAGTTTCTAATAATGGTTCATTTAAATGACAACCAGCCTCTAGTCCTGTATATATAACACAATCAGTTGATGTAACATCAACACATGGATTTGGATTAGGACAGTTAACTGTAGGAGCAGAGCATTCTACACATGATACAGTTGATTCGGTTTGACCGCAGCTTGGACAACTCATAATTTTTAAATATTTGGGTTTTCAATAAATTCAATAATTAAATCACAACCTGTACAATCAACAGTAAAGCCATTGTTAAAAATAAAACCAAACATTGTAGTTAATGTAGCTTTAGGTATTGCTGGACTTAATGATTTTAAATAATCTAACATAATTTTAATTCCGCTTTTTCCATTGAAGGCAGATGCTTCTATTGCTCCACCTGATAAATTAATAGCAGGATCTATTCCTGTTTCATTTAAAAGATATGTAACTTCATTACCAAAAGTTTTTGGACAACAAGTTGGAGTTTTATCTAATGTAGGAGTTTTAAATAATGGACTGTATATTAATGTTTCTACTTGTACTGAAATTGATTTATTAACACAACAAGGATAAAGAGTGTTTGGATTAGCACCAACATCAACTCCCATTTGTTTATCATTAATAACTTTCTTAAAAGAAGATATACCTCCTAAAAAATAAAAACCTGATTCTGTAACACAATCTGGACAACAAAAGTTTTGTTTACCTGAAACAACAATTCCAGAATATAAAACTTGTTCAAAAGCAGTAGACAAAGATACTCCATCAGTTGCTCTAGCAAGAGCTCTTTGTAACAGATATACAAGAGGATTAATACATCCTGGTGTAATCTGACATGGATCCGGACAACATTTTAAAGTACTCATATCTTATCCTTGTAATAATTGATCTATATTCGCTTTCATTTCAGCCATATCTTGTTGCATTTTAACAAGACTTAATGCTTGAGTTTGTATTTGCACTTGTTGTGCACAAACTTTAACACCAATTGCTGCAATGTATTCTTTTAATTGCATTGTAGTATTTCCATTAAGTTGGAAACAAGCTGCAATAGCCATTTCACAATCAGGACAACCCGCAGTGCTTCCTACAGTAGTTGAAGTAGTACCTGGAGCAGGGTGTGCTAATCCACACACTGTATCCAAAGTTAATTGAAATAATTCAATAAAACTTTTTGGACTACAACCTTCAGTATCAATACATGCAAAATCATATGATCCAACACTTGTGATTGTAATTAAATTACATACTTTATCAGCAATACCAGCAACAACAGTTGATATAGTATCACCAGTACATAAATTTAAAAATGGAATATCTGGACCATTCCAAATAACACACTCACTAGAAGATGTTACACATCCATTTGGTTTACCATTTACATTCTTTCCCATAATATATAATATAATAAATTTTTGTCAATTAAGGACAACAAATTTCTGAATTATTTACTAAATCCATTTTAAGCAATTGATGATTAATAATGGTTTCCATTAAATCATCCATGCAACAAAATTTAATTCCCATTTTCTTTTCCATTGCTGATTTAAAAGTTAAGTCAGCAAATCTACACATAGTAGTTTCAACTTTAGTTTCATCTAATCCATTGTAATAAGAATCTAAAAATAACTTTTTAGAATCGATTTCATTTGTTGCAGGAACTGGAATATCTGGCATACATTCCTTACAAGTTTTTACACAAGTATATTCAAAGAAAAAATTTTCAAATGGAATGTCATAAGTTTCCTCATTACAAATTTCCGCAGCTTCAACAAACTTAAAACAACCTGTAAGTTTACTTAGATTAATATCTGTAACAGATGAAACAACTACCATTGCTAGATCATCAGGATGAATGTTATTACTCATCTTTCCTGTGAATACTAATCGCAATGGTAAATTGTTTATTTTACATGGAGTTGAATCGCAACATTGCACTAGTGTATAGTATTCAATATTTGGTCCAGGACTTACACTATAAGAAGTAGCATAGTCTTCTAAATCAAAGTGTAAAAATCTTGGTCTAAACCCTAGTATAATGTCAAAGTTCATCTTTATTTTGGATTTTGTGAGTTATAAATATAAACACATTTAGAACACACTTGTGTTCCATTTAATGATACAACTGGATAAGAACCAGTACAGCTGCATGTTCCGCAGTTAGGACAAATTGTAGTAGCCATCTTAATATAATTTACATGTAAAGTTATCTAATAATTTTTTAGCATAGTTATACAAAAGCATACCTTCTTCAACATTTAAACAATACTCTACTTTTGCTTTAGCAGCATCAATGTATCCAGTGATTGTCATCAATGCATTGAATTTATCTTTTGTTTCTGGAATTGGTTCGCAAGCACTCAATTTAAGATCACACCAAGCAGACTGTAATTGTTTTTTAAGAGCAGTAACTCTTAAATGGTAATACTCAACAAACAATCTATCATTTGGTGAGTTAGAATACTTAATTGTATAAACACCATCATTCAAAGTATCAAATTCAACATCACATGAGTCCATTTGTAATTGTAAGTCACATGCTGTTAAATTTAAGATAAATCCTTTTTGAATTGTAAGGGGAGCTGGTGATAAATCATTATAGGTAATCCAGTTACCAAATCCTGGAGCCATTACTTGTACTGTAGGACAAGAGTAAGGCATTATATCACTATAGACACTTGTATCTTCTATTCGAAGAATACAGTCAGTCATAATATCTGGGATATTTAATCTTAAATTATTTATTGCCATTTTTTCTTTAATTTAAAAAAGGGGAATAGAGAAAAACTCCATTCCCCTTTGAAGAGTAAATATACTACTTTTTTTAGATAGCTTTCGCTACAAATGCAGTGTGACCATAAGTTTCTAAAGAAACAGCTTGTCTAGCATTTGTCAACCAAGTATTCATGAATGTTTCAAATGCAGTTGCTGTAGCAGCAGGAACATAAATGTTCAATGCATATTGATCATTATCATAAACACCAGAAGGGTTGTTTGTTCTTGGAGTAGTATGCAAGATTACGTATCTTGTGAAAGATGCTTGTCTAATTGGTTTAAGAACACCACCATTAAGTGCAGTGATTGCCAAATACTGATCTCCTTGATTGATTTCTCTTAATCGGCTATCAGAATGGAATTGGTTTTGTAAGTATGATTCATCAAAGATAATATCACGCAATACACTTTCTCCAAAACCTTGACCTTGAAAACCTTTTGTTTCATCAGTAATACATAATTTGCTGAACTCACATGGATTTCCAGTTAAGTCAGTCAATGATACATTAAGATTAACAATTTCTTTTTCAAAACCATCTTCAAGTTGGAATGAACAATTACCAAATGAAGTTTCAACATAAGCACCAACTAAGCGGATACCAGCAACTTTACCAGCAACATAACCTGGAGATAAAGTAGCAGCAGTAGCACCTGCAACACCATAGTTTGACCATACATAAGCAGAACCAGCTTCAGCACCTACAGTTGTAAGAGGAGTGATGTAACCAGCAGCAACAGCTTCAGCAGCAGTAGCAAACAATGGTTGTTGATATTGATTGTAAACGATAGGTCTAACAAAGTCTTTTACAATTGGATCATTGATGATTTGGTTAGCCCAATCAATCATTACCAAAGTTGAATCAACATTAACAACACCAGCAGTTGTACAACATCCTGTGTTAGCAGCATATGTTTTGTATGCTTTGTGGTTCAATAATTTCAAAATTGGAGCACCAGACAATTCAACCGCTAAGTTGTATGTTTCGCCACACATGAAATCAAAAGAACAAACCGCAGGTTCAGTAATTGTAAGTGTTGGAGCAGTACCAACTGTAAATCCAGCACCAACATTTGCAGGAACCGTTAAAACATTACCTGTAACATAATTTGCACCATTGTTGTTAATTTTTGCAGAAGTAACAACACCACCAGCAACAACTAAGTCAACTGTTATTCCAGTACCAGCACCACCAGTAGTAGGTAAGTTAAGGAAAGTACCATTAGAAAGACCAACACCAGCAGTTGTAATTACAGCAGTAATTTCATTCAAATTTGTGTTACCAACATGAACAATTGCTTGTTCTGGAGCAGCAGCAGTCATTTTTACAAACTTGCTGATGTATCTTGGGTTAATCACTTTTGATTTGTTAGACTCATTGTAACCACCATGAAATGGTCCAATTTTATCTTTTGGTAAAATAGCTGAAGAAGCTAATACTAATGGAGCAGCAGCTACAACTTCAGCACCACCTACAACAACTGATAAATAAGTATCCTTGTTAAAGAATCCAAATGTACCAACACCTAATGCATAAGGTGCAGCTGTTGAACTTAGGTAGCGAGAGTGAACTCCGGCTTCAGTTAAAAATCCTTCATTAACTGATTTTCTTACACCCGCAGATGTAGTTTGTGTTGCTTTTGTTCCTAAAAAGGACTTTCTAAAAGCACTGTTGAAATGACTCATTTTTCTTTTTTTTTAATTAAACACTAAAACACTAAGTATATATTATAAGGATAATTTTTTTAAATTCCTAATTTATATAAACTTTTTAACATTTTTTCTTTGCAGAACCGCCCATAGCTTTTTTTGGAGCTGCTTTTGCTCCTTTAGCTGGAGCAGCTTTCTTCGCCCATGGTGGAACCCATGCTCCTTTTGCAGGTGCGGCTTTTTTCTTTGCTGTTGCCATTATATTTGATTTTTAAAGGTTACTATTTAAGTATTTGATTCTACACTATTAGAAGCAATTTGTTGAATGTTAATACTTTCAATATCACCTGCTAATATTTTAACAGCTTCATCAATAAATATTTCAACAATATCATCTTTAAATTCACACTCAACTTCAACTAATGAAATCAATCCGGTATATGGATTAGATACACCTTTTATTTCAATTCTTCTTGGTTGTTTATAATAAGTTAGTTTAGGTTCTACAACATCAAATTTAGAATCTGTATAGATCTTAATCTTATTTGCAGAAACAGTACAAAAAGTTTCAGCCCATTCAAAACTTGGTTTTTTATTGAAGTCAGATAATAGTGTATCTACATCTGCTTCTTTTGCCAATACAACAACAAGCTTTCTAGGATCTTTGCAACAACCACTTGTAGCTTTTGCTGATATTCTTTTCCACTCGAAATAATCTTTAGGAAGAGCTTGTGAGATATAGTATTCCTCTTCTTTGCTCATTTTTACTAGAACTGTATCCAATAAGATTTGCAAGTCATCGATTCTTCTTTTGGAAGCCTCATCTCCTGTTTTAGAAATATTGAGGCCTTCTAAAGTTCTTCTACACCAAGCAACTGTTGCTTTGTTGAAAGCCTCAACAATTTGCCAGTCAGTAATGTTATCATAATCCTTACTGTCTAACTTGTTAATTCTTTGCTTAACTTTTATTTTGATAGTGCTATTATTCATTATTTTTTATTTTTAGAAGCAGGTTTTTTCATATTGCGACCAATCATCATTCCTGCCTGAAAAGATTTTTTAACCTTTTCTGCACAGTCTGATTTTTTTGAACTTGTAGTAGTTTTTGTCTTTGCCATTACTTTTTCTTTTTATGTGTATTTGCAAAATTTCTTGCTGCTTCTTTACTACCAAATCCCCATGCTTTTAATGCAAGTTTCAATCTTGTAGGCTCACCATTTGATTTCTTTTCTGGACCAGCCATACCACCAAATCTAGCAGCAAAACTAACCCTTCTTGGATTAGTTCCTGATTTTACTGGAGCTTTAAGGTTAGAACCTTCTGCTTTCGCAGAGGCTCTACCTTTAGCATTTAATCCTCCATTGGGATTTTTTCCTTCTTTTCTTGTCCAAGCTGGAGTAGCCATCTTAACAACCTTTTTTCATTTTACCACCCATTGACATTTTAGGTTTTGCTTTACCACCCATTTTCATTTTAGGTGTTACTTTACCTCCAGCTTTATAAGCTTTTACTTTACCACCATTACGCAATATTGTAGCAGGATTATTATCAAAATCATCTGCAGCAATTGTTTTAGTAGGTGTTGGTGCTGGTGCTTTTTTAACTGGTTTTTTAACTGTTGCCATGATATTTATTTTTAAAAGTTACATTGTTTATTTACTCCACAACCCATCAACATTTGCCATCAATCGATCTAATACTTCTTCATTAGAAGGATTCAACAAGTATTCAATCATATCGGAAACATTTCTTCCTAACATAATATTTGTACTTGCTTCATACATCATGCTATCTCCTTTAGGAATAATGTATTTAAAGAAGCATGCATCCTTAACAACCGCTTTGATTTTCAAATAATCATTTGCTAATTCACTTGTTTCAATGAATAAGCGAGCAGTTCTTTTCTTATCTTGATCAACACCAAGACCATTGATATACTTATCTAAACCATCATAAATAATATCAGGTAATGTTCTGTTACTAAATTGAACCGAACTACCTTCAAGACATTTGATCATGTAGAATAATTTTCTTGGGTTTTCAGTAGAAATGTTTTCTAAGATAGCCAATGCTTTATTTCTAAGTTTAACAGTTGACATTTGAGTAGAGATTGTATCAATCTGTCTATCTAAATACCATTTCTTTTTGTTTCTTTTACACTCTTCTAAACTAGAAGCTACTAAAGAGAATCCACCAGCTTCTACAGCTTTGATAATAATCAAGTGATCAAGATTATTAATTGGATCTAAAACAATTTCATCATTGCTTAATCGAATATTTATCTTACTCCAGATTTCAGAATTATCTGGTTTAAACATTTCAACTTTAGTCCAAAAATCTTTATCTTCAACTTTTAAAGACATGTTAAAAGCTCTATCTCTTTCAAGTAAAACAATAGTTTCTCTGATTTCTTTAATAACAGCTTTCTGTTTTTCAGGATCACTAATTTTTTTGATGTCTGGAGCAAACTCATTTAATCCAGTAACATACCTTGTTTTACCATTTTGTTCGATTGCTGCAAGTGGTTCTACTTGCTGTGTTCCAGGAAATACAACATAACTGTATTTTTCTAATCCCATATTTTCAACTGTGTTATCACAGAATGGTTTAATAGAAATTTTACCTGAATACTTAATTGGTTCTTTACTCATTTTATTTGTTGGTTTAAATTAATAACTGACTAGGTTATAAAGATAATAATAAAAATAACCTCCGAAGAGGTTATTTATTTTTTAAGAAAGTGCAGTTAACAATGCATTGAAGCGAGCTTCAAGTGCTATTATTCTGTCTGTAGTTGTTCCAGTTCCAGTTAATGCTGGAATAGCTTTTGCTAAAGTTGAGAATTGATCAACAATTTCATTTACATGAGCAACTCTTGCAAGCTGTGCTTCATTGTAATCAGCTCCTTTTAATACTTTATCAGGACTTTCTGTTTTGATTTTTGTAAGTGCCATTTTATAAGATTTAAAAAAAGGAACCGGGGGTTGCCGGCTCCTTTTTGATTAATAAAAGATTATAAAGAATAACCAGTGATTGGGTTTCTCATAACGATTTTCAACACTTTAGTTGGATCTTCTACTTTGATCGCAGGCATTGCTTGTGTCATGTAGATTTGGTATCCATTGAAGTTACCTGAAGATTGGAACCCTTGAGTTCTTCCCATGTAATCCATAGAACCATTAACATATCTCCAAACAAGGTCTTTGTTCCAAGCACATTTCAACAATTTGATGTTATCATTACCATTTTCAGTAATATCAAATACGATGAATGAGTAAGAAGACAATCTATGACCATCAATGATTGGGTTCTCAATATCATTGTTTTGTAAGTTATCGAATGCTGGATTCAATACAAACTTGATATTAGCTAAGAAAGGAATCATGTACTCTGTGAAAGAGAATCCGAATCCTAAATCCATTCCTTGACCTTTGATAGCATCAAGTTCTTTAGCGTTCATAACCAATCCAGAAGAGAAAGCTTCGCGCTTAATCGCTTCATTGATCATTCTCATACCACCCATACCTGTTTGAACAATCAATGATCTTTTAGAATCTGGTCCTTGGAAATCAACTTTACCATTGTAGAAGTTGAATAATTCAGAACGGAAGATGTCTAATTTGAAATCAGATTTGTTGTATACATGTTTGAAAGACAAATCTAATTGTTTCCAAAGTCCAACTGATAATCTTAAATCATCTGGCCCATCTTGTTTGATTCGACCACCTTTACCCCACATTAAGTAAGTTTCGATGTCATAAGCAATTTTGGACAAGTGAGCTGCTTCCAACTTAGTGATAAAAGTTCTAACTAAGTTACCATTAGCTTGCGCTTTTTTGATATAGTCAGCACCTTTAGCTTTCACCATTCCTTCTAAAGAAGTAATTGATGGATCTAAACTTGTGTCAAAAGATTTCCATAACTCTGTTACAGGTACTTTTCCATCTGCATTCATACCACCTTTTTCCATCAACTTCACTTTAGAAGAGATTGAATAATGAACGTGTGCATCTGCATTACCAACATAGTTGTAGAACTCTCTTGTTGTAGCAGTAGTTGTAAGATCAGAATATCTTTCACCATATTCACCTCTTGCAGAACCTACTCTGAAATAGAATGATTGTGATGTCAAGAATGCATTATCAAATACTGCATCTGAATCATTGTTTACTAACTGTACTGTATAGATAACTCCATCAGTTAAATCAAGAATTTCCTCATCAGTGATGAATAATTCTTTACCATTGAACTTATCATAAGTGATGATGTCACCATGACCAAAAGTTCTTTTGTTCAATTTGATTTTAAATGGAGTTCCATCTAAACCTTTCATTGAGTTGTTAGAATCTAAATCCTCAACAATGAATGGAAGCTCTTCAGAAACTGGTGTGCTCCATTTGTATTCACCTCTTGGGTGTTGAACGTCAATAACATTCTTACCACCAAAAGAAGACATTTGATAAAGAGGCATCTCAACTTTTTTAACTTGAGCCCATAATTCTACTGGACCTAAATCATCTGGTTGTGCATCTTTCATCAAATTCATCATGTGATAAGAATCTACATGCGAACTTGCTGTGTAATGGTTATCCCGAAGGAACATTCCATTATTTAAAACTGGTGTACTCATTTTTATTTATTTATTTATTGTTACTTGTTAATTACCTACCAAAGATACTTTTTTGTGATCTTGTGATAGGTGGTTTTCTTGCACCTGCTGCTCCTCTATTATCAGTTTGTGAACCTGCACCGGATGAAGCTGTTCTTGAAGCTTCTTCTGTTTTCAACATTCTAACTGTTTTTGCATTTGCTTCTTTGTTACCAATTTGCTTTACAGAACTTCTGTAACCATCTGGATCACTCAATAACCATAATGCTTCTGCAACTAAACCTGGATTAGTTTTTTCTCCAAATTGGTGTTGTTCTAAATAGTATCCTAAAGCATTTGTCGGTCTTCCTTTTGAATCCTGATACTTTGATCTATCAATCAATCCATAATATAATGCATTTTGTACTTTCGGATTTAATGGAATACCATTTAATTCAGTTGTATTTAATGCATTGAAAACAGTTGTTTGATAAACTTTAGTTTGCTCTTGTTTTCTATGTTCTGCCTTTTTTTGATCATCCAACCTATGTTGAATTATCTCTGCTTGTTTAGCATCTAATTTCGGTTTGTATCTTAATGCATATTTCTCAAGATCACCTCTGTCTTTCAACATGTTTATTTCATCTTCAATTTCTTCCGCAGAATCAACATCTAATGAGTTTAACCATTGGCGAACAATAACCTCTTGATCATTTGGATTGTCAACATCCAAATCAAAAGTTTCTTGAGCTTTAGCTAACTGTCCAAAAACAGTTTTAAGGTCACTACCTCCATTTAAAGCATAACTTACTACAGCTTGAACTTCTTCCGGCAATGTTTGAAACAATTCAACTGGTGCATTTTGTGCAGTTGTTGAAACTTGGTTTTCAATATTTGCAGTAATTAATTCTTTAAAATCATTTACTGTATAATCTGATAAAGGTTTGTCATCATCAAATGCCTGTAGGATGCCCTCTTCAATCAAACTTGTTGCTGCTTCAATCAAAGCATCTTTAGATAAAGAAGGGCGACCTCCTTTATTTTGAGATTTCTTTGCATCTGCATCATCATCTTCATTGTCAAGTTCATCATCTACTAATTTACTGATGTCATCATTTGTAATAACAACATCTTTCAATGCATCTGGATTGTTCTTGTCAATAGTATCATCATCTAAAAATGATGTATCAACTTTACCTCCATCAAACATACTAGGTTTAACTGGTTCATCTGTACCAATTATTGATTCTGTAACTCCTAGTAATTCATCTAAATTGTCAAAGTCTACTTCTTCTACATTTGCAGAAGCCGATGTTGCAGCCGCTGCTGCAGTTCCATTGTTTGTCATAACTGTGTTGGTTTTAATTACTGACTATATATAATATAAGCAAAAATATTCAATTTTAAATAATATATGTTTAACTATTTTAAATGAACTAAATATTAAGCGGTAGTATATGGTTAAAACCTAACAAATTGTTATTTGCTAGGTTTTTTATCATACTGATTTTTGTTTTCTCTTGCAACTTGTAGATCTATTTGTTTATCCATTGCAGCTTGGTTAAGTTTCTGTTTTTCAATCTCTAACTTTTGTTGTGCAAGATTTGTTCTAGTTGCTTCTTTTTCTTGATTGAATCCCATAGTTTCTTGATACTGATCATTTTTACGCATTGCATCTAATGTATCAGTAAAATCAGATTGTTGATTTTGATTGATGTCTTGTTGAGCACCATATCCTGCAGCTTTAATTTCTGCTTCAAGTAATCTGTTTCTTCTATCTTTTTCTTTCTCTCTAGACTCATGATCAAACACCATTTGTTTCTCTTTTTGTCTTGCTTGAATTTCTGCTTGTTGAGCTTCTTGTGCTTGTTGTTGTTGTGCTTGTTGTTGAGCTTGAGCTTTAGCCTCAATAGATTTAAGAGCATTGTTAAGAGAACCAATTGAATCTGCCTGCATAACACCTCCCAATTCATAAATAGATGCACCAGTAGTGTTGTTTTGTACAAACATTTGTTTTAACTGTTCAAGAATAGTTCTATGATTTACATTTGTAGTACCATAGCAATTCAAATCTGCTAATAACAAATCTGTACCATTGATTTCGAAATTAGTTCTTTCATCTGGAGAAATCATTCCTTGTAACTTCACTGAAGGTTTTGTAGAATGATAAAACTGTGCAAGATCAGTTCTCATCTGGTGAACTCTAGGCATTAAGTGATCTGAATGCTGAATGAAGTAAACTTCAGTCTGTGCAAAAGAACCAGTCATTGCTTGTTCTACTCCGGTAGCAGTATTTATTTGACCAAGTTGTTGGCCCATTCTTTGAGGATTTAATCCTACAACTTCCATTGCTTGTTGCTTAAAATAATTTGCAAGTTGAATTCTTGATTGCAACCTTGCAGTTTGTTCTAAGTTTAAAGTTTGGTAGTGTTGAAAATTAGATGTTGTTTCTGTATTTTGAATAGAAGGATCTAAGGGCAACATTGAAAAATCTTTCATCGCTACATAAGCTTTAGCAAGATTCCCTTTACCCCAGTCTTCTCCCATTGAATGTCTTGGTAATGCATTTTGGTCTAACACCACAACAGTACCAATTTCATCTATAAGAATATCTGCTATCTGATTGTTACATAAATTGTATCCAATCTGTGCAGGCTTCATCTGGTCAACCAATGATGTAGATTTAGTATTTCTATCCGAGAATACTCTTCCTTCAATTGGTAACTTACAACCATACATTGAAGAATCTCCTTTAAATTGAAATCTTAATGGTCCAGGTGTAGGTCTTCCAACTCCTATGTACATAGAATCAAAATCACCATCATCATTTAAGTAATTAAATACAGATCTATTGTTTCCAATTTTTACACCAGCATTAGTTTGGTTAATCCAAATCCAATCAATATGATCTCCAAATACAAGATTATCTGCACTTCTTACATCAGTAAATGACATGTTGTAAATTGGATTTGTTCTAACTACATAATTCTCATCAATGATTTCAGTCACAACTTGACCATCTTCATCAATTTTAGTTAAGTTACCAATTCTTCTTTGTGTTTTCCAATATACATGAGTAACTCTTAACATTTCAGAGTTATTGATATATCCTGTGTGCTCACTTTCTCCAAGTACCCAAGATACAATATCGCTTGATTCAATGTTTGAATCGATATGAGCTAAGTGTCTTTTCATATCAACACCCATAACTCTATTCTCATCATAGGTTTCATCGGAATTGTATAATGAACCATCATTTGGAATACCATCAACAAGATATTTTGCTGAACTGGAAGGATTCAATCTTTCTAGTTTTTCCAATTGTTCATCAGTCATCAAGTAACCATGTATATCAATTACATCTGCAATAGACATCATATCAATAAAACCAGAATAGTTTCCTTGAGAAACATATTTAGTTGAAGGTGATTTATGGTAAAAAGTCAAAGCAGGATTCAATACTTCAACATCATAGTCATCTTCAAGCATCCTAAAGTGCCAGAATTCCGAATCTGTAATTAAGGAATCTCTAAAAGCAACTTCTTCCAGTTCATCCATGTGAAATCTATTAACATCAATAGCATGTTGCTTAACAGCCCATTGCTCACTTAATGTTTGATATGATTTAGAATAGAACTTTTCAATTTGTGGTAATTTCTTTAATGCTTCTGGATCGATTTGCTGTTTAGCTTCTTCTGATTCAGGATCCATTCCCATCTCAATCATTTTAGATATAAGTTTCTGGGAAGCATCTTGAATTAAAGCACTACCAATTTCATCAGCTTTCTTATTCATTATCTCATTGTATGAATACTCATCCAATGCGCGATAATCTATTTTAGTATTTCTTTTAGCAAACTCACTAACAAGTGTATTTACAATGTTTGGAATTATTGGATAGAATTTTAATTCCATTGCAGAATCTGTATCTTCTACAAGTACATCCAATATGTCAACCATATCATTGTCTACTTCTGGAATATAATCAGTCTTATCAATTACACCTTTTGCAAGTTTGTAATTCTTCATCAATCTTCTTGACTTCTCTCTGATTTGTTTTATCCCTTGCCATTCAATCCAATCAATGTTATGTCTATACCATTCTTCATCCTTTTCCTCTATAGGTAAGAACTGAATTGGTTGTGTGAATACATTATATCTATTTTTATTTTTAGATTTTTTTCCACCTTTAAGGTCCATTGCATTTAATACTTCCATACTATCTTAAATTTTTGAATGCACTTCTTTGTTTTTTAAAACCACTATTGGAATTATTCATACCAATATTTTTAAAAGGGCTTCTGTTTAATTTATACAAATTTTCTGAATTATCCAAATATTCTGTGTCTTCATGTTCAATTCTTACAGTTGTTCCTCTATTTGATTCCTGAATTTTAACAAATGTAATTAATGCGCCTAAAGAAATCAATCTATCGACATTTAATCCTGGTTGGTATGCTTCCATTTCAACCATTGCCATTATATCCGGAATTCTAGATACTCCAAATTGAATTATATTTACATTTCCATCTTCGCTATACTCAACATCTAATTCCTCTTTTAAGAATTCAATCAGATAACTCAACATAACTGTTTTAAATATGGTTGAAACATTTCGCCATCCATATTGTTGAAATTGGGTTTTTGATGCTTGTATTTCTTTAGAAAAGACCATTTGAGATGAAGGCACTAAATACTTCTGTTTTCTTTTAAATTGCATGTGTTGAATAAACAAGGGTACATTGTTCTCAACAACTGTCCAAGCTTGATACCATTCAATCATTAATTCTAATCTCTCATGTGTTTTATTAATGTCATCAAATCGACCACACCATGAAGCAACTATCTTATCACCTTCAATAAAGTTTTCTACTTCACCATTCTGTTGTATTCTTTGTACCTGTACAGGATTTTTGTAAATGTAAATTGAACATAGAGATTCGGAAGTTGTAGTTTTTCCTTCTCCAACTGGATCGACAGATGCAAAGTATGTTGTACAAAATTTAATTTCATCATCCGGTTCTTCCCATACTTGAATTACTCCAGTTTTATCTTCAGCATTTTTTGTAATAGGAAATTCTGTAATTGGAGGTTTAGTTGTAAGAGAAGCAACAATTTCACCATTAATACCATAAGATAAATTATAACTCTTAAATGGATAGTCACCTTCTTCAATATTTCTTTTGTGACCTTTGATTACTTGAGTTGGAAATATACTTTCTCCTCTAAATGCAAAAGCCTCTTCTAAGTTAGTTGGATGCTGGGAAATTCGAATCTGATATTGTTCAGGATCCAAATCTTTTTTCCACTGAATTCTTTTTTCAATAATAGCCGCTAATGCTTCCTCAACTTTACTATTACCAAAGTCATCTATGAATGGAGGCATTGACCATTGTTCTGGAACAAACAATCCAGTAACTAAGACTGTACCTTTATCATTTACAAACTTATTCCTTACACCATAGAATCCATTTCCCTTTGGTTTGTACATGAATTTCTTCAATGGTTCACATTGTTTCAAGTCACCTACTGATCCTGCAGCAATAAAAAATCCTGTTGTAATATCTCCAGATTCCATGGCTGGGCGCATGAACTCATAAGTCTTATCCATCGATTTAGCAATTCCAGCTTCCTCATAAAAAAACAAAGTACATAAACCCCCTACACCGGCTGTATCCGATTGCTCAAATGATAATGATTGAAGTACACCTTTTCTACCTTTTTCAGTCTTTCTTCCATTCTCTACATACTCAATCTTTTGCTGCCATTCACCAACACCACCTGGGTTCATTGGTCTATACCATGCAGTATGTTGATTTAAGAAAATTCGGTATGCTTGTAAGATTTTCCATGTACCAGTTACACCAGTGATGTAAGCTGATAATGAAGCTCCGATTTTTAAGATTGGCGATTGTTCAAACCATAGTATGTTTAATAACTTAGCAGCATGATAAAGGGAAGAACCGAACTGTCTTTTCTTTAGGACACATCCATGCTCATAGTTGAGTTCTGCAATACATTCATATAATGCCATGTGTAACTGCGCATCCCATATATCAGTAAAGTCATCAGTCTTTTTAACTTTGTCTGGAATCTGTAAGAAGTTAATCCAGAAATAATAATCTCGCGGTAAATACCATTTCTTACCATTGTTGTGTATGAAACAACCTTTTCTACATTTGAGTTTTTGATCATCCCAGTAATTAATGAAATCTCTTGAACCCTCTAATGTATCTGTATAATATCCATGCTTCCTAAAGGTTTCTCCAGGTTCTTGAAATATTTTTACTGATTCATCAAATTCATATTCACCAGGTTCCTTAAAGTAATTATTTTCTAAATCATCTTTAAAGTCTTCTCTGGCATCATAAGATACAAAACCCCATACCCCATTATTATAACAGGGTATGTCTTTGTATATCATTCCTAATTTATCATTCATAATTAATCATCATAAGATAATCTACTTCCACCTCTTGCTCTTGAAGACTGCTCTTCTTCTAAATCTTTTGCTACACCTTTAAATGATTTTCGAATTGAATCAAAGTTTTTTGCAGCTTGTATAATTGCAGAAATATTTCCATCTCTACCATCAGTGATACTTTGAGTATGCATATAAAATGCAAGTTTTTCTAACATGTTTGAAATACCATTGTATGCGCGAGTAGTAGGGGTTTCATATAAAGATATGGTTTTCTTTAAACCTGCAATGATTAAAGGATCTTCAGTACTAAAATCTGCTTCAATATCTTTTAGAATTTCTAATTCTAAATCATCTTGTGGTCTATTATAATAAGGATTATCTTCACTTCGACAAGCAATATAAAAAAAGTATTCAAAAATCTTAATGTAATTTTTAGGATACTCTTCCATTATTTTTTTATAGATGCTAATTGCATAGCAATGCTCTGAAGGAACTAATGCTTTTCCTTTAAGTTCAAATAGTTTAATGGCCATTATTCAATAGTTTAGCTTTATTATTATTCACATACTTAAACAAATCTAGTACTTCTTTTTTTAAGTAAGGTATTTTGTGAGGTGTTACTTTTTTAACCACCGGATGACCTTCGGCATCTAACATTACAACTGGATAACCATGCTCATCTAAAGATTCAATTTCGAATTCAATATGATCAATTTGCATGATACCTGGATTCAAATTATAGTTATGTTTAAGCATCATGTACATGTAGATACTCAACTGCAAAGCATAATCATTAAAGTTGCAATCATCTAAATGAGATAAAGGTGAAAGCATCTTTTTAGTTTTTCCATTTGCTGTTTTAAAACCTTCTTTCTTAATCTCTTTATTAGTTTTGTAATCATACAAATCAATGCAATCATTTACTACTTCAACTCTATCCGCTTGTCCACATATACCCACTGACATAAGATAAATCAAATGCTCTGGATATATACCTTCAGATAAAGCTTGTGATGGTGCTAACTTTACATAACCATCCATTAAAGGATCGATAATAGTAAGAGGAATTCCATTTCTTGTAATAGTATTACAGTTTAAAATATCTTGTTCTCTTCGATCATGATACCAAGAACCTAATGTTACAGCTCTAGTGTTTTCAGCTTTCCAAATCTTTCTAATTTCTTCAGGAGTCTTTCCAACATACTTTGGGTTTTTTCCTTTAGAACAAGCTACCGACATCTTCATTTCATCAAATGGTTCTTTGAAGTAGTGTATTAATCTGGTAACACTGATCCAATCAATTGGATTTTCAGTATCAACACTCACATACTTATGAGTATCTGCATAAAATTTAATTGCCATCCTCTCTTAGTTTTTTTTGTAACATATACTCTTCTTCAAATGTAAGCACTGCTTTCCATTTAGGTTCTGCCAGCGGACATTCAGAAGATAAAGATCTAATTTTTAGTTTTAAAGAGCACCCACAATCCCCACAACAAGGACCTGTTCCAGGCATTGCACATTTACCATCAAATAATATACAACCTTCACAAAAGGCCATTCTTTCTGCAGCAATTTCTTCAATGTGATCAACTTTAAAAATATTATTCTTTATTCCCTCCAATATTTGCTCCTTGGCTTTCCAAATTTTTATTACGCTTTTCATATAATGGTTCATAATGGTTATTACAAGTCTTTAATCCTTCCTTTTGAGTTATAAGCATTTCTTTAGTAAGATTATACTTTATAACTTTTTTAAAGTCTTCTTGGTCATTGCTATTCAACAATTTTTCTAATCGAGTAATGCTGTTTTTTAATTTAACTCTACTCAATCTTATTGTTCCAATTTTATGTAAATATAAAGTTGGATGTTGCAAAGACTCAATTTTTCTTCTGACAAGAGTATAATAAAAGTCAACTACATCTTGAACCAAAAATTCTGGAACATTTAATTCAGATGCAGTTTTCTTTATTAAGTCTTTAGCTTTTGTTGGCTTCATGATGATAAATTTTCATGTTTAATAAGATAGTGCCATTGTTCAAAATCTTTAATTCTGGTGTCAAAGAAACAATCTTATTTCCTAAACCACTTCTTACAACCAATCCTTCTTTAACAGATTTGGTTATAAAATTTCTTGTGGTTTGAACATTACCAAAAACTTCTTCGGTAACTACTTGTTCACAAAAATCAGACATATTAATTTCTCCATACAAACCAAGCAAAGCTAAACAGTCTTGTTGTGCTGGACTCAATCGAATTTTATTAATAAAACAATACATATTGATTTGAAATTTAATAATCTCAATTAGAGTCATTGGCACTTGGGTATTTACTACAAATGCTTTTGCCATGATTAATCTTTTTTATCAATATCATGATCAACACCTGTATCCTCATCTTCATCTTCTTTTTGCATTGAGATTTCAATATGGATTCTTTCAAGTTTTGCTTTAAGAGTTTCAAGCTTTGCTTTTTCAATTCTAGCTTTTAACTCTTCAAAAGTGCATTGAGCTGTAAGTATTTCTTCATGGTCTTTGTAAAATGAAATTTGCTTATCTCTCATTTCTTTTAGTTGCTCTTGACTATAAACAACTTCTTCTGGGTTGGTTTGTTCTGACATACTTTTTATTATTTAGTTTACTCAAAGATAATAATTTTTGTTTAACTAAATTATATTTAAAAAGAAAAGCACCCCGATTGGAGTGCTTTGGCTATACCATTCTATGATATAGGGTGCGCTTTATTTTAATCTCTTATTATCGCCTTTACCATTTCTGGCTCTATTTTTTGAGGCTGCTTCTTTTACTAACTTACCTGATTTTGTGTGAGATGCATCTTTACCATCACCATTTCCATAAGTGCCAGAATTTCTGTTTGCTTTATTCAAGGAAGCTCTGTATGCTTTTCTTTCATCAGAAGCATGGTAATCTTTATTGTATGCATTTTTTTTAGCTCTTGCTTCAGGATTTGATGCAAAATACTTTGCTGATTCACTCTTTCCAGTGGATTTACCAGCTAAACTATTTCTTTTACTTTTATTCATTTGGATCCCACTCATTAAGTAATGTGTAAGTAACTCTTTTTTGTGTTTTAAACAAATTAATTACTTGATAGAATTTTTCAACTGCATTTACAACTTGACATCCGGCACTCCAATTCCCAATAGTTTCTTTAACAGCTTTGCTGTGTTTATTATAATCCATTGTATGGAAATTGATACCACACCATTCGAATACTTGCAGTGGTCCAATCTCTTCAGATTTTTTATCTCTATCACCATCACGATAGCCAAGAAATTTACCAACTTGAACTAATGCATCCATCTTACCCATGTGTAAACCATATTTCCACACATCATAATAAACTTCATCTGCTTTGATTACAGCAGCTCCTACTTTGTTATACTTTAGGAAGCCTCCCTCAAGTATTGGAGTACCTGGGTTAGTGGTTCCTGTTGCCATAGTATCAAATGTAGTTTCAGTGAAAAAATAAAATTTATCATCTGGAACATTTGCGGCATCCTCATTGGATCTAACACCCACAATATGTCTTCCTTTAGGATAACCTTTAAAAGAAGGCAAGCTCGCCATTCTTTTAAGTATTTGTTCATCTGTGTAAATTCTTACATTATTCATACTAACTTGATTTATTAGATCTTAATTGTACATTAACCAGTTGTCCTACAGTGTCCGAAAGCTCACCTATTTTACTAGCCATATTTTTAATTTCTTGTTGAGTAGTTTCAGTTACTAACTGATATTTTAATCTACCTTCTTGCTCAACTAACTCAATCTTACCTTTTAGTTTTCCAATATCTTCGGACATCTTTGAATAATTATGAGCTTGTTCAGTAATAGATGTTTTTACATCACTGTGCAATGTTCTTAAAAAGTATCCAATTATTCCAAATATGATCAACAATAATGGTACAGCAACACCTAAAACTACATTTATAAAGTCCATCACTTGTTTTTATTTTTCTAAGTTATCACTATTTTCTACTGTTAGTTGAGATAGTATGCCTATAACTGAACCAGCTGTTATCATGTAACTACCTAGAACTGCTAACCCTACTGGAGGAGCTGTTACTACTAAACCTAACCCTCCTACAAATATACCAATTCTTTGTACACTTTTCCAAAATTTTGGAGTAGGAGATACCCATCTTTTTTTAACTTCGCTAACTGTTTTCATATTATTTATTTTTTATTATTTTAAACTTACTGTGAATAAATGCCACATACCTTTATTATACAAATCAATCATTTCACCTTGAGTTGCTGCAGATGGTTCTATAATACTATTAGGTGTATCATTACCATAACTAATTTCTACAGGAGCACCTTCAGTTCCAATAACATCTAGGTTCCAATATAAAATGTGTGTACTTAAATCTATTGGTTCCATGTTAAAAACTTTTATTGTAATACCATCTAAAGTAATTCTCTATTTTTTGTTGTTCTGCACACTCTATCCAATAAGGAAGAACAAGAACCATTCCCAATTCAAAATCTTGCGATGTTGAAGTTTGATTTGTAGGATTGTTACCTATTCCTAAAGTAGGAATGCTAAAAGGACTTGCAATTGGTGAAAAATTATCAGCACCAAAAAGAATTTTATGAAACCTACCATTAATAAACATGTGTTGTTCACTACCATCACCAGTAGGTTGAGTATGCCTAAATTTGCAAGTCAATAACATGTAGTCTTTAAATTCAGCAGGTGTATTTGCTACAGAAGATGCAGTACTAGGTCCAATATCACTAGTATATGTTGTTCCTGTACTTGTAGCAGAATATAATCTACTTCTTATTTGACATGCAGATGCACCAGAAGCAGGAGTGGAAACTAAAATTGAACCTGTTGTAATACTATTTGAATCTATTATTGGTAATGAAGTTGTACCATTTAGTTTAACCATGCACATTATTGTATAACCTGGTGCTGCAGCTATTGCAGATACTGTTTTCATTACTGATGCAGTACCATCATAGTTCAAAATAGTCTTACCACCTAATACATTTGCATAAGGAATTGGTCTTGATACAGTAGAACCATTAGAGGTTAAATAGTTTCCTGTGTTTGCAATATCATTTAAGTTAGTAGTATTACCACCAGTGATATTATAAAAATCAGCAAGTCCATATATTGCAGGTTTTTTAACCCCAGTTAAATTTAAAGGATTAAGCATTTTATCTCTATCTGGTAGTCGATTATGCATACCACCTTTAGAACCACTTTGAACAGAAGCCAAAGCATTACCGGAGAGTGTGCCTGATTGCATACCTCTAATTGCTAAACCACTTTTTAATCCTTGTAAGGGCATAGTATTAAATATTAAGCATAAGTTTCTCCAAATACATGTATTGTACAAGATGATGTTCCATTAAGAGATAGTTGAGCAGTTATAGTATAAGTTGCTGGAATATCATAATAAGCATTACCATTTGCATCTCTTTTCTTTTGGAATACCGGAGCACCATTTGTATTTCCAAAAATATCAGTCATTACATTGACACCAGTTGTACATGATACTAAAAAGTTACCTGCTGGGTTATTTGATCCATCTTTTATTCTTAAAGTAACAACAGGTACTTGAGCTGCTGAATTGGTAAAAGATATACCATATATTCTTCTTGTGTTAGTTGCATCTGCAGCAAGAATAACTGTTTCAGTTAAAGCTCCTGAAGCGAATGCTGTGTTTTGTGCAAAAGCTGCACTTGTAAAAGTTAATGAAGTTGCCATAATTTTATATTATTTAACAATTGTTTGAGTAAAAAATTAAACTTGCGTTTACTATTGATTCTGGTACTGATCCAGAACCACCTGTATATTGTGGTATATTTAATGTATCTCCAGACAATGTTGCTGCACCACTTGTTCCACTTGTTGTAAGTGTAAGCAATGATGATATTTTAGCATTCTTCCAAAGATTGTCAGCAGTATCTCTATATAGAACACCTTTATCTACATAAGATGGTAACGATACATCATGTAATTCATCAAGTTCAAAGCCATTTTGTGGCTTAACAAATATTTCACCATTATTAGCATTAACTCTAGTTACAATACCTATAAACACAAGATGTGCAGGAGCAACTGGTTTAGTTGTTAAACCATAGTGCCAAAAAATTAGATTACCATTAGTACCTAACCATACTGCATCTCCAGCAGTAGCTGCAGATGTATCTAGTCCGGCTAATAAGCCTTCTGTAATTACTTGTCCTTGATAATTAACTGCTCCTGTTGCAGTAACTAATCCTAATGTCTTAGATGAAGTAGCTTCTGAACTGTTATCAGCTTTAGAAACAACCATGTTTGTACCATCAGCACTACTAACATAAACAGCTTGTCCAATAGTTAAAGCAACAGCATATTTTACAGAATGAGCAACATTTGCTGTAGGAAGACTTGATGGTTTATTTAATATTTGTGCTAAACCAGACGTAGCTAACCAGTCCGCATTAACTTGCGCTGCTGGGATTGCAGGCTTATTTAAGATTTCAGCATCACCTGAAGTAGCATTCCAATCAGCATTAACATTTACTTCGGCTCCTGCTGCAATTCCAGCTAACTTTGTTTGTTCAGTTGTAGTATAATCTTCAGTGGATAATCCTTTACCAATTTCTACAGTAACCTTAGTTTGCAAAACACTTCTAATCCAAGCATCAAAAGCGGGAGATCCAGTATAAATATTATAAACTTCCCAAGATGCTGTTCCTGGAGGATACCCTGGATTTCCTGGATTAGTAGTTCTTATAAAGAGTTGACCAGGTAATCCATAAGGACTTCCTTCTGGTGTATTTACTACTGCATCAATAGGATAACCAATACCATTGTTATAATCTCCTTGGTAATTAATACCTTGGGAAATTAATCTATTACTTAATGCTGTTCTAATCCAAAAATCAAAAACAGGTGATCCTATTAAAGGATCAAAAATAACCCACTCTGGAGATGGTGGCATAATACCTGGTGCATTTGCACTGCTAATTCTTTGGTATAATACCTCAAAATGATCAACCACATGATATAAACCATAAACTGCTGTAGGACTATATACACCTCTAAATATAGTATCATTTACAAGGGCTATATCAAGTTTTGCTTGCTCGACTGAAGAAAATAAACCTGCATTTGTAGCATCTGTTAATGGTATTGTAGCATCAGTTCCTGAATCAGAAATCACTACACCATTAGTTACACCTGGTACATAAGTTAAATTTGCACCACCTCCACCACCGGAACCCGGTGCTTCATAGTAATCTAGATTACCAGTTATGGGATTAATTTTATATGGCATAATTAACTAAGTTGAATGGATAATATTCTAGAACCATCTACCGCTGGATTCTCATAAGTAAATGTTTCTACTACAGTTTCTAAACCATTGTTTGTAGAACCTGTGTGTGTAATAGAAATTATATTTTGTGTTGCACCAGAGTAAGCAAATACTCTTTTATAATTAGCAGTATTTTGCAACTTATTTAATTTTGATGATGTTGTAGTCATCAATTTTAATGCTCTTATTTGAAATCCAGTATCGTTCATAGTATGGGTATTTATTAAATAATATACAAAAAATTTTGCTAGTATGCAACAAATATAAATAAAAAAACCCATGTGACTAAACATGGGTTTTGAGAGGTTGTTGGTTTTTTTTAATGTACAGCGATCACATGAGATTCTTGTGCAACATAATACACTTTTTCATCAAGGATAACTACATCTAGGTAGCTGATTTGTTTTGGTGTTATTAGCACTAGGTCATTTGCTTTTACCTTAGTTACTTCTTCACCTACAGCAAAAACTTTAAGCTTGTTCCATGTCTTCATGAATTCCGCTTCTTTTTGCGCTTGTGCTTCTGGTAACAACTCTAACCCGCCTGGGTTTTTTTCCATTATTGGTCTTTCAATTAGGATTAATTTTGCTAAAATTCTCATACTATTAGTATTTAAGGGTTAATATTTTTACTGTGTTCATTTGTGCATTCAATACTTCACCGATTGCATTTTCATACATCATGCTATGCATTGGGTTAGCTGCTAAATTTTTAGCGCGATATTCTTCTTCAAGAAGATCTGCTGCTTTTGCAAACAATGCTTTAGCTTGCGCTACTTTGTCATCTGCTGATGGATTGAAATTCAACCCTACTAATTGCTCACCAAAGGACAATTGTCTTTCTGTTGTGATTTCCATTACTTACCTTTTTTTAATTGTTACTAAACTTAAAAGCCATCCCTTGAGGGCTTCAATTTTTGCTTTGTTTCCTGTCTTACTCATGACTTTTAATTTAAAACTTTTAATCTTTCTAATACATCTGCTCCAGTGTGACCATCGAACTCAAATAATGCTTTTGGTTCTTCTGGTATTTGGAATAAATCCCAATCTTTCATTTCATAATGATTAGTGATTTGTCCTGTAGGAAGATTAGCAACAACTATGAACCAACCACCACCGAAACATAACTCACCATCATTATGTCTTTTAGATTTATGCACATCGTATTTGAATGAATAGAAAGGTCTACCTTCTTTCCACCAATGCGGATGTTGCACTCTATCTTTACCCCACTCATTGAACAATGCAGCATTGAATACCTTCCTAAAGTCATACAATTCATTGTATGTATGGTATCCATCAGACAATTCACCAATTGCATCAGAGTTTGCGTAAGTCTTCTCAAAGATTTCTGGCTTACAAGGATAAAATTCACCCTCAACTCCTTTGATAATGTAATCATTTTTGGTTGCACGCATAGATCCTTCAAGAGTATGAATGAATAAAGCATCTCCTTGGAACTCATATCTTCTTTCAGAGTCCTGAACAAATTCAGAAATCTCTAATTTATTATCTCCAGTCCATTGTACAGCTTCAATGATTACTGGTTTCTTTACAAACTTTGGCATTATTTATTTTGTTTTCTGTAAGACTTCAATATTGCTAGGTAGTTGATTGCATCATCGATAGTATCATCAACTGCTTCATCTTTCACCATTGCTTCTTTATCAAGTAATGTAGCAATTCTGGACATCTTATCCATTAATCGAACTAGGATTCCTCTTTCTACTGATACACCAGCAATGGTAGAATTTCTAAAGTTTGCATAAGGATCATTGTTACTTCCACCGTAGTCATGATTCTTTCTTGTTGCTGTTTCAAAGCATGCAGTAAAAGTATCAGCCATGTCTTGTAACAATGGATTCTCAATACTTCTCTCTGTAGTTTGAGGTTCAGATAAAGGTGTACATGCTTTTGCATAATACTTGCTTTCTGCTTCTTCTTTGATTTCTTCTGTTGTTGTTCTCATCTTATTTATTTTTGGTTGGTTACGAGTTTCAGAGTGTTCAATATCCCACTCATTGTGAATTTCTACCCACATGGTCACTTAAATTTATAGAATCTTCCAAGAATATTTCCATTCAAGAATTCATCAGATTCTAATACTCCAAATACAAATTGATATTTGCATTCCATGTAAGTAAGTTCTGTTTTTGAAAAACAAATGTGTATAATATTTCGAGTAATTGGAATACCGGCAGCATGCGCTTCCTTCAATACAATATTGCTACCATAGTACTTCTCATAGGCAAGTTTTTTCACGCGAGTATATTTCTTTACTCTCTTATCAGTAAGTGCCGCAATCTCTTTCTTACCCATATTCTTTTTGGTATTGGAATAGAAATCTTTCTTACCAATATATCTTACTGCTTTCCCATCGATTACCGCAGACAATTCATAAATGAATCCATGCGCATTTTCTGGAATGTCTGTTGTCTTAAATTCTTCACCTTGAATAAACCACATAGCCACAAATTATTATTATTATTAGTACAATTATTATCATAAATAAAATCAAGTACAAGCACCCTTTTCCATCTGTAGGAAAATCATAAGGATCTGCTCCACCAAATACTAAAGGTAATGGGTTGATGTACACAACCGAATCATCTTTAAAATCTTTTTCTTGCTCGGCTTTCATAGTTCAATTTTTGTTTACTGAATGCATTTTCCTTTTGGGAATTAATCTTATCGACCATGTACAAACCAGGATCCTTGTATCTTTTAATAATTACTTCACCAATTACCACATCAACAAATTTCGGAAAGAATTGATTTAACTCTACCCCAATGCAAAATGTACCTACAAAAAGCTTTACCTTACATTGATTCTTTAACACTTCAATAGTTCTCATGATCCACAAAATAAACAACCATCATCATCTTCATCTCCAAATGCCTTATCTGGATCTATAGGATTCAACTCTTTTTTTAACTCATAAATCTCCTGCATAATTTCTCCATCCTGAAATAAATCACCAGTCAATTTTAGTTTCAACTCCGCAACCTTCGCGTAAATAAACTCTTCTCTATTTGTTTCTCTCATACCAATGTATTTTTCTAGCTTTATTAATTTTCTTATACATTCTTCTATCTTGCTTCAACATCCATTTCTTTTTGTATTCAAGATCTGACATAGAACCACATGCGCCTAAAAATAATAATAATATCCAGATGACACTAGCTTTCATTATTTGGAATTAAATTCATTAAAATATATCAAGCAATCCTTTGCGATTGTTTTTCTCTTTCTAGCAAGATGAGGATTTAACATTATATGTTTAAATTCTACCCCATCCTTTACACCAGCTATATAATATACCACCCCACCTTTGTACAACCTCTTCATAAAATCAGCATACTTATTTCGAGTATATTTTAATTCATCCATCAAAGAACTATCAGTGTGCGGAATCTTGCGATCATGATACAAAATGTTATAACTACCATTTGTCATATTCGCCATCTTCAATATCCTACCATAATCAACAGGAGTGAAGTTGTCAACAATGTAAGCCAATGCCTTTGAATCAATCACCACATACTCATCACTGTGAACAATAACCAAATCTTCATTAACAATATTTACTGTAGTTCCTTCAGGAAAAAACTCACCAGTAGAAGCATCTACTAGGTTTCCATCACTTTTCTTCTTTGTAACTATTGGTTTAATCATGGACAAATATAATCAATTTTTATATGCTGTGCACCTTTTTGGGTGATTTGTTTGCACCTTTTTTGGTGTGACCATCAACACATTCATTGGGCTGTAGCAATTTAACTGCACCTTTTTAGGTGCGAAGGTAGTCTGTAATTCAGTCTATATCAACACTTTACAAAAACACTCTATATTAGTATATTTCAGAAAAAATTATGGGTAATATTTTTTTGGAGTATATAGGGGGAAATGATGGTCCTTCTATATAACAATCCCCGGCTTCAACAAGGATTGGGGTTACCCCCTGGTTGGCTAGTGGCTTGCAATTTATTCATAGAATACATTGCTCTTTAATTCCTGTGGGAGAAGTGTTACTGTAGGAAGAAAGAGATCATGTGCTTGGTGTGTGCTCCAGGAGGGCAGGGGAGGGAGGGGGGAGGGGGTGGCAGAGCAGGGCAGGGAGGACCAGAAGCTGTATGTATATATAGTATATACTCTAGTACTAATAGGATGATATGATGTGTGTCTTCGACACCTATACAATCACATACCCTTTTATATGAAATATAAATCAATTAGATATGAAAAATTATTCTGTATTTATTGGCTTTTCAGGTATGGAAAGCCAAGAAGAATTCCAGGGAAATCTTGATGCTTGCAAAGGCTATGCTTATGCTATGAAAGATTTCCAAAATATTTCTACTATTCACATAGTGGAATTAAGCCCAGAACATTATTGGGCTGATGATTTAGAGGTAATGTTAGACCAAGAACTAACACCTCAAATGATTGAAGGATATGATGACATCTTAGTTATCATCTAATCCAACAAACAACACCTGAACATGTGTATAAACTGTTTCCTTTAATTGGTTTATGGTAAAAACCTTTGACTCCCTCCTGAACAAATATGTCACATAACAAGAGGTTAAACTGTTCATTATTTATTAATCATTTAAAATTTATTATTATGAAAAGGATTACTATCATTTATTCAATCATCATTATCTGTATGATAATGATGACAATGAGTTTGGTGTGCATGATGTTACCATCAAACACTGGAGAACAATTAATGTTTTGCATGTTCTCTTTTGTAGGCTGGAGTCTTCCAGCATGTGCTTTGTTATTGTTAACAAAGCACAACTAAACACTTAGCAGGGTGGTGTATCTCACCCTGCATTTTAAATTAATTATTATGATTATTAAAATTTTATTCTACTTGTTCTTATCAATGGTATTGATGGGAGCAGGAACAACTGTAGTGTACAATGGTATGATTGGTTTTGTAGGACTAATGTTATTCCTATTGGGATTGTTCTTCCTGATTCTTCTTGTACATTATGACCTAGAGAAACATAATCTCTAGGTCATGTACAGTCTTATGTACATTGTAAATGGCTCTACAGTTGTGGAGTCATTCACCTTTCCTTCTAAAGCATTGTGCCTTTGGAAGAAGAAAATATTAATTAACCAAGGTACTCACAACATGGGTATCTTTAAAATCAAAGCCTTATGAAAAAGTCTAACATGACAAGAGGAGCATCTGTTGGGTTGTTCTGTTTGTCTACAATGCTTGTGATAACAGCATTGTTAATCTTAATCTTATGTTCTTGTGGTTCAATGCCACAGGAACAGAAAGCATTGAACAGTGTTCAATGGGAAAATAGCATTTGGAATCCAGCAAATGAAGAGTTTGTTGATGAGGTAGCATTCAATGAGGATGTTGCTTCATCATCTGTTACTCAACAGATGTTTGACCAAAGATATTCAGCAGGGTACTAACATAGGTAGGGCTTCGGCTCTACCTTTATTGTCTTCGACAACTGAAAAATACATCCTTATTTAATTAAAAATTATATATTATGGAAAAGATAGAAGGAACATTAGTAACAGGGCTCTTAGGAAAAATTATATCAGGCTCAAGTTACAGAAGAATATATGCAGCGCATATGATTGTTCAGAATGAGTTTGACCATTTTACAACCGAAGCAATAATATATGCTCGGTTAGAATGGAGTAAATTCCTAAGAGATACTTATTCTGAAAAAGATAGGCTTAAATATCTATGGGAAAAATGTTTTGAGTATGACTCGCCAAATATTTTAATACCTATCATTGATGTAGAAATTGATGATGAGTATGGTATTAAAATAATTGTTACTCAACATCCAAAGGTAGTGTTGGAAAAAGAAGATGATGGTCTTCCTTTTTAACAAACAAAATAAACACTTAGGGGAGTAGTGTATCTCACTCCCCATTTTTAAATTTATATATTATGAGTTTTATTAAAGGAGATCGCAGATTTCTAGATGACACTAGCACACTGTGTACAAATTTTCTATCTGAAAAGATCAGAATAGAACTTAATGAAAAACTAGGGTTTATCCCTAAGAATGCCTATATAGGTAATGCTGCTGGTGACTATATGTTTATTAGTGTTGTAGATATGAATGGTGATGTGTACACTTACACAGACTCTTACAATCTAAATGCAGAACTGCAAGATAAAGGCATTGATTATTAACATTTAAAAATCAGTATGATACACTGGTTATAATAAAGAATAGGACTTCGGTCCTATTCTTATTTTCTTCACTGTGTAGGTTAGAGTAGGTTGTGTGTGTTGGTTTACTATCACCACACTCACCCACTCCCATCCCACATCAATGCCTTCGGCATCTATTCAATTACTTCCTCTTTTAGATAAAATATATATCAATGTTAAAACAAGATGTGAAGAGCATGTTAACATTGATTATATGGAAGTTAATTGAGTATGTCTTCGACATCTTTGGTTAACTTCCTTTTTTAAATAAAATTAATTATAGCCGATTGCACAGGCTTGGTATGTGTAAATAAATTTAAAAGACTTCGAGTGTGGAATAGTAACACTCACAATTAATCATGGGTAGAGTAGCAAAAACAACAGTTAATGTAACAGTTAACACAGGAAAATTAAATCCTTTTACAAATGGTGTTATTAAAGGATTTGTAACATTAGAAGAGGTTACAAAAGGTGTTAATACAAACGGAAAAGAGTTTGTGATCATACCAGGTTTTGGTGTGACTTACATGCGCATTTCCGAAATCAAAGCAGGCATCAAATATGGTGTTGTGCAATTTGATTCAAACACCGAAGGAAATGAAGGTGCACTGGCACTTAATAAGATTTCAGGTATGGAAGAGTTAAAATATTACATGAACCAATTTCCAGGTTCTAGTATGATTGACATAAAAGAATTGTTTGGGATTAAATTATAATCCCAAATAATTCATATGGTGTGCCCTTCGGGGTGCACCATTTTCTTTTTATGCAAACAAACAGAGATCCTGAATTAACAGGTTTCCTCGGAAAGAGGAAGAGAGGTTGGTGAAGTACAAGCCATAAAACAGAGGAACCTCGCTGTTGACATACCACAAGTTACTTAATCCGAAAGGAAGATAATTGGGGTATGCATTGCATATAAAAAAGCACTACTCTTCGGAGTAGTGCTTTGTTTTTTTTTAATACTATCCCATGGCAAGGATGTCGGTTAGTTGTTGTTTAAATTACTATCCCATATCCGACCACATCCTGAAGTTCTCATGTATTGAATACAATCCCATGGTAGGCATAATGTATTGCTCCGCAATCTATTCAAATACTACTGTAGGAAGAACCAGAATGTTTTGATTACTATCCCACAGCAACCATATCCGAGAGGCCAGGTATGCTTACTATCATCTGTAAACCTTCCACATAAAAAAACCAAATGTTGCTTTTGTGATGCAACTAAATATTAAACCTCCTATAAAACTTATTAATCATGTCAGAACAAGAATTAAAAAATAATAAGATTGCAGAAGTAAGACTTACTGCTAAAGAATTTAATAACATGCAAGCATTGGCTGTGCAAGAAAGTGAACCTTTACTACATACCTATAACAATGGTGGTGTAACAGTAAAAGTAGCAATAGGCTTCCTAATTACATTTGGCTATTTGGATTTAATCGCCTTTTAGTAAATACACTCACAGTTTTATATAATAGGGTTTTTCATAAGCCCTATTTATAATTCCTATTATTGCTCACATAAGCGCATTACCATAAATGGTTTATGCTCAAATGCTTGTGTCTTCGACACCTTTTTTTCTTACTCCCTTTTTTAAATAGTGTTTGTCGATACATTAAGCCACTTTTATACCCAAAAACAGGGGTTTTTACTAAATTCATCGACAAAAAACAGCCATTCATCGAAATTGAGGTGAGAAAATAATATAATAAGGACTTTTGTGGGTATATGATAGACTCTCCAACACCTTATTCTTCAATCCTTCATTTCGCTTATAAACCCAAAAAACTTTAATACTATGATTAAAACACACACAATAACACTCACAATGCTCTGTATTGCTCTATTCAGCATCAGTAGCATCCTTACATTATGTTACCCTGTGATTGGCATGACTTTCAATTTGTTTGTCCTTATATCTCTTTATATAGTTCTTCTATTCCATAGTAGAAGGATTGAAGCTGTAGGACCAATCAAATCCTATGAAAGCCACATAATCCAAGCATTAGTACTGCATATCAAAACCACCGACACAGAGAACCTTTACAAGGATTCTCCATTAGAAGAATTAGTTAACAACCACCTAAAACAAAACTAAAATGGAATACTGGAAACAAAAAGATGGAACCTTAATATCAGTAGATGATATGTCCATTAATCACCTTCGCAACACCTTGAAGATGATAATCAAAAACCTTAATAAGATTGAGGCTAAACAAGTTAAACCTACACCAAAGTTTCAACTACATGGTGATATTGCACAAGACCATTTCGATACCATGATGGATGAAGAATATGGTAATCAATTCGAAGACCAATGGTAAGCGACATAATCCAAATAGCATTTCTTATTATCTTTTGTGTAACACTAATAAGATTAAATAAGAAAACTGCTAGGCTAATTGCAGGATTAGAGGCAGAGAATAAAAAGATTCGCGAGAATTATAACAATACCCTCAAAGATCTAATAGCATCATACCACATGCTAATTGCTGCACATGATGGTCACTTGACCATCGAAGAGATAAATGAATTCATTAATAAACCCACACAAAATGGAAGTAACAATTAACAAAACAGAATGCACATTAGTATTCTCAAGATACCAAAGCAATCATCGCACATCCCTGCAACTAATTGAAGTTGAAACAGGTGAACCTTATATGACTGCTTCAGTAAACATGCCGGATGTACATCTATCCGATGACATGATATGCATCAAAAATTACAGTGAGAATGAGGGTATCCTTAATGTTCTCATTGATGCAAACATATTATTGCCATTGGATTTAATCCAATCAGGCATAATGAAGTGCATGTTTATCATACCAAGATCAGTATATGAGCAAGCATAGAATAAAAGGTAATGATTTTACTGTAAGAGCAATAAGATTTGCACAGACATACAACTGCACAACGGTTGGTCAATGCCTGAAAGTATTATCATTGCTAACTGATGCACAACTACAACGCACTCACTTCATTAGAAGAAGATTGCTTAAAGAGTTCAATGAATTTTTAACATCTAAACAATAAAAAAAAGCTATGAGAGAATTAGACAAAGATAATTTACCATTCTATGAAATAAGTAGTAGAATAAATGAGTACACAGGAACCGGTGGTGAATACATAGTTCACAAGTTAGACTTTGCTTTAGTAATTCATAGCAAAACACAATTCATTCTAATAAAATATGGGAATGATATGTACGAATGGTTTCTTCGGTATGTAACACCAACACCAACTAACGATGGTGAAAAAATTAAATTTGTAGATGTAGATGGAGTACCAACTGCAACAATATACAAAGAACAATCAATCGAAAACACATTCTTTAGGGCTGCAATAAAAGCAGACATCGCTGTTGATTACAGGGAAGTAAAGGAAGATTGGTTTTGGTATAACAATAAAAAAGAATAAGTATGCTAACATTTACATTTGCCACATACACACTGCTATTAAGTTACAATCCATGTGATGTATTCACACACTTCGGTGTCACTGAAATGCATGGATTAAACTTAGCAGATTGTCAGGCACACGC